TAACTGCTTGCGGAATGAGTAGCGATGAGATAGAAGACCTTTGTGAGAACTATCTGCCGTATGCTCTCAACCCAATGATGAGCACTGAGGAAGTCAAGGAGAAGCTTCACGTTTCTGACGCAACATTGAATCGAATGGTTGCTAGGGGTGACATTCCTAATGGTGAGTGCAAGAAACGTGGGCACACCCGATATTTTAAGAAGTGGGATATACTACACTACATAAAGAGTAAGAGAGGTAAGTGATTGCCTCTCTTTTTTGTTTCAGTTTGCGTGAGTGACTGTTGTAATTTTTGCAATAGTCACTCTGACTTCCCCTCTTTTTTTTGTTTTTACATTTTCAAAAAGTCTTCTATATCTATGTACTCAATACCGAAATTCTCCGCACATTGTTTGTCGGAGTCCGAGAAGTCACCTTCTTTTCCGCTAGCATCACCTATCATTATCAGCTCACTTTTCTTCCAAGAAGAATACGACTCAAGCATTCCTGTATTTGGCTTTCTCATTTCTATCTCTGCATGCGATGGGCAATACATAGAGTTGACGAAGATATTTCGTCCGGTATGATTGCGAAGATATTTTTGCATAAAGCTTTCAATAGCCTTTATCTTTCCGATGAAATCCTGTTCGTCAACAAATTGAGGGATGCCACCTTGATTTGAGACTATTTCCACATAGTAAAGAGTAGGGAATGCATCTACAATCTTATCCAAAACCTCTTTACGGATTTTGAAATCTGTTACATCTGTAGGAAAGGTGTTTCCTGATATAGTTGTAATAATCGTGTCGTCTAAATCAATGAATAATACTTTTTTCTTGATTAAATATCCTTTTTCTGTCATAATTTTGCTTTTTTCTATATTGATATATTAATATCTTTATCTACGAAAATTAAGTTTGTAAAACACAGTTGTTCCGGTGTGTCTCACCATTTTTATTACAATGCAAAGATACGACAAAAAAGATGGCCTTGCAAATAAATTAATGCAAATTTTAAAACGTTATCTGTTTTTAATGAAATCATTAACAATTCTCTCTATGGTGTCTTGCTTGATAGCTATAGGGGCATCACCTTGATATTCTATCACTTGGTTGCCGCATTCCTTCCAAAATAGGTTGCTATTGATGCGTTCGCCATCTACCAAGATCCAATCCGGATGATGTTCAAACGAATGCATATTAGTTAGCGGAACGAGAATGAATAATTTATTCTCCATCTTGTTTACGAGTACCGACAAGTCATTATCATCAAATGTAATGATAACTCGATTTTCATTCTCAGATAGAACGTTAAAATCCTCATTAAAACGTTCATAAAGGTAATTTTTGATTTTCGAACAACTCATATTCTTGTAATTTTATAGGAGGGCAGATGGAAAAATCCAAGGTCTGCCCGCCAAGTTAAACTTATAAGGAAATCTTCTATAATATCGACTGACAGAGCCATCCCATAAGATAGCATGGTTCTTCGCCTTGCATATCTATTCCCAGATGGTTGCATATATGTGCTACTACATGAAACATTTCATGTGTGAGACTATTTATATACTCACCTTCAGAAGTAGACTTGCAAATGAGCACAACACTTGTTTTCTTTGAAACATTTGTGTATGTCAATCCTTTGTTTGAAGAATCGGTTGAAATGTGGTCGTATGCATCCAATAATGGTTGCCCCTTACAATCAATGGAACTTAGTAAGTCCATAGCTTCGTCAACCTCTTCTTGATTAGCTACATGACATACAATCACATTCCAATCGTATTTCTCCAAGTAAATTTCTTGTTTAATCATAATACATCATCCCATGGAATGCCGATACCATTATGGTTGCAATCGGCATAAAATCTATTAAAAATAAATCCGTCCGCTTGGTCTGGGTCATCCACCATATCCTTAATGAATTGAGCCAAAGCTGCTTCGTCCTTTAAAGAGGACTTAAAGAAATCGGCTCTAGCCATGTTTGCGACATAGACGAAATCGTAATTGTCGGCATTCTCTAACTTTACGTTGTTGACTTTAAGAAGTTCCTCGACTGTATCTTTTTCTGTCGGTTCAACTTTTTCGAGCTTACCAGTCGTTGCGTTTGTCTTGCGCATTAAGGTAATAGCCCAATCACACATCTTTTTATTGAAGTGCCAGCCATTGTAGCGAAGGTATGCAATCATCCCTTCAGGCTTCATATCGTATGCGTCAAGTGGTATTTTGTATCTTCCCATAATAAAAGCTTTTAAAGGAGGTGGAGATTTCTCCCCACCTCAAAGTGTAATACTAATAGCGATAACCGCCACCTCTGCGACCACCATGTCTTTCACCATAGCGGTCATCATCGTCATCATCCCAATTGTCTCGGTAATCCGGCATTGGGCTTCTGTGACCCATTCGTCCATACTTGTCATCCCCCATTTCATCAATGCAGTGCATGAGTTTACCACCATACTTAAGCATCTTCTCTACAAGTTCCGACATTTCATTTACCTTGTTTTCGGTAATTTCTATCATGTATCCCATAATGATTTACTTTTTTGTATTAACTTTTTCCAAAGCCACTGACAGCATAGACTTAATATCGGTCAAAGTTCCCTTCATTCCGCTAACCTCGCTTTTGAGGTTATTGATGTCTTCTTCCTGTTGTCTGTCTTTGGCTATTTGTGGATTCAAGATGGCACGCATCTTTGCACACTCTTCCATAACCTTTTTGTGGTATGGCTCGCTTTCCACAATCTCCTTAGAATGCCGATACATAGCCTCAACTTCTGCATCCATGGCTTCACGACTTTCAGAAACCACGAGGTTCTCTGAGTTTGCGATTTGCATATTGGAAGGGAGTTGTTTGAACTCCATTTGCTCATTCGGCAATTTCACTACAACATCAACGGTAGTCTCCATTGGTTGTGGGTTGAATTGCCCAGGAGTATATGTTGGGAACTTAGGTTGTGGGTTACTGACCGACACAACCTGTCCGATTTTGAGACTTGGGTTTTCACCCTTGTCAAGCACATAGAATATGCTGTTAGGTCGAAGTCCTTGAAACATAGCTTTGTAATGTTAATTGTTAAACAATACCCGTCATTAGCTGAAGGGTGTTAGTATCTCGCTCGAACCAAAACTGATAAACTCCAGTTCCTGCAATGTCGGCTACCGTCAAAGGATTGCCGTTGAACTTAGTTACAGCTTGGGTTACGCCATTGGTCTCGAAAAGGATTGGCAGCGTATTTGTCGTACCTGTCGGAATGGCTTGATGTAGGTTCACAAAGATAGTTCCCCTATAGTTAGCATTCACGAAGGCGTGGTTTCTGAACGAGAAAACAACATTTTCGGTGTTCACCACCACGCCTGTAGATGCGATAGCTGCCGAGCCGTTACGATTAACCCATGCAAAAGGTCTCATCCATAACATAGCAGCCTCCTTTCTTTAACCCCAGAATCCGTTGTTGGCAGCATTCAAACCATACAGACCAGCCTGATAAGCGACACAATTAGGAACCGCAGTAAATGGGCTGTAAGGAGTAGTTACCGTCTCTGGCAACTTACACTTGATACCAGCCACCTCACTCTGCAAGCCAGCCAATACCGCATTGATAGGTGCTACAGCCTGACCCACAATCTGTGATGTCATAGCGGAAGACTTGAAGGTACTGTTCTCCTCACGAAGAGAATCAATCTTGTTCTGCATCTCACGCATCTCAGCCTGCTTCTGACCGTCAACGATGGTCTGAGTGCTCTCCTTGATAGCGTTGTGCAAGTCACAAGTCTGGCGCTGGGTCTCGTAGGCCACGTTAGAGAAGCCACGCTCCTGTCCTACGGCTACATTGTTGATGGCATTCTGCAAAGTGCCAGTCTGCTGACACATAGCCAACTTGACGTTTCCGTCCATAGCCGTAATATTATTATTTACACGGCAGCAGCAATCAGCGAGTTGTGATGCAATCTGCATATTACCTTGTTGAAGAGCGTTGATGGTTTGCATTCCGCTCATGCCTACTTGGTTGCCCACGTTCTGAACTTGGGTTGTCAAGGCAGAGATTGCTTGTTGAATCTGTCCTTCAGTACAATTGAGCTGAGTAGCGAGATTACTGAGTGCATTACGATTGCCACCGATAGCATCCATAAGCAAGGAACGACCATAGTCATTGTTGATTTCGTTAGCAAGACCTCCGCCATTGCCACGGCCACCAAAGCCGAAACCATTACCGCCCCAACCGCAGAAGCAAAGGATAAAGAGCAGCCAAATGAACCAAGAACCATCACCATTGCCGAATCCGTTATTACCCTTCATCGCAAGAAGAACGTTTGGATCAACGCCTCTCTGTTGGAGCAGAGGAGCTATCAAGCTCATCATTCCTCCATTGTTACCTGAACCCTCTGGATTAAAAACATAAGTTTTTGATGTCTCCATAAGAATAATCTTTTTGTGTTAAACCTTAATTAAACTAACTCTATGTAACGTTACGGCTGCAAAGTTACGAATAATAAGGATAAGATGAAATAACTCTATCAAACTTTCTTTTAATCACTAATAATCAAGTAGTTAAGGTGATAGGAGGTAATATCATACTTCCGGATGCATAGAAATCAAAGGCTTGTTTGCAAATTCCGTTTGCAGAAAACGAAAAATGCAAACGGAACAGCAAACAGAAATTAAGCACACACGAACTTGAAACCAAACTTTTCAGTATAGTATTCCTCTTTAGGGTGTCTTTTTGTCTCGGAGTCATAGCAGAGAATGAACGGCTCACCCTTAGAGTAGAAATAGTTATAAGACTTTCGCAAATACATCTTAGCATTCAAAGCCTTTGAGGAGAGCTTTCTTATCCTCAACTTTGTCTCTTGCGGCTTGCCCGACATAACTCTAAGTTCATCCATTTTGTATTGCATGTGAAGTTTTCTTCCTTTACTTGCATATCTTTCTTTATTCCAATAGTTTCTTAGAGACTTGTTTCGCTCTTTACGAATTCTATTTATCGTTTCTACATTGTGTTTTAAACCAAGCTTACTGACTTGTCCTAATATTGTAGATTGAGGAATATTCAACACTTCGGAAATTTCCCTTGCTGTCATTGTTTGGTACATGACGGAAATTTGGCTGATGGTTTCTTTACTCAACTTGTTGTCTATTTTTGTGCCACCTAAAATAGTGATATATTTATATAAGGTGTGTAGTGTAACACCAGCAGCCTTGGCTACTTCCTTTCGTGGGTAGTCATTGATGTGGACTTTAATATAGTCTATCTGTTCTTTTGTTAATCTTCTTGGCATTCTTCATCCTCCTCAAAAGAAAATCCATATTTGTTCTTATAGTATTCTTCATCCATTCTGAGAGTATTCCGGTCATAACCTATGGTGTATGGCTCACCTTCGAAAGCGAAATATCCATGCTTTGTTATGAGATTGTACTTGGCATGATATGCTTTTATAGGCATATCCGCAAATTTGAATCTCGTCTGTTGCGGAATGCAGGATATAACTCTGAATTTCTCCATCTGCATGGTTCTTTGCCAGCTTTTTACCCTTTTGCCTATTGTCGCTTTATCATATGCTTTCTTTAAATTTGCTAAACTATTCTTTTTAAGCCTTTCAATAGTTTCATTCGAATGAGTAAGCTTTAGTCTTTTTGCCGCCTTTCCTACTGTAGACGGATGACACCCTACAATCTCGGCAATCTCTTTGACTGAATGGTTGGTGTAAAGCTTTGCAATTTGTTCATCACGCTTCTTGTTGGGTTTCGGAACAGGTCTTTTATGTTCGATTTTACAATTGCAATCATGTAGAATCTTATACAAGAATTTCACGCTGACACCCATTCTTTGTGCCAACTTGTATCTTGGTCGTTCATTTATGTGCGCCTTAATGATGTCTATTGTATCTTGTTCTATTATCTTCATTTTTATTCAGTTTTTTATGGTGTGACTCACCTGTATTTGCAAAGGTAATGAGATTTTATTGATAGAGCAAATAATTTAATGTGTTATAACTTTGTTTAAGGAAATATTTAATTATTTGCACAAAAATTAATTGTGTAGTTTTCTGACTCGGCTATTTTCACATTATTATATATAAATAGCTATCTTTGCAACAAAAAACATAAGGAAATGACAGCGGAAACTATTCAATTAATACAGACGGGAATTAATCTTCTTTGCGCATCGGGAGTTATCTCCACGTTGCTGTACTATAATAGTAGAAAACGAAAGGAGGCGGCACTCGCATCACAGGAAGAGAATAAGACTATTTCATCGTATGCCGATGAGTGGAAGGCTCTCTATGAACGTTCCAACGAGTCGGTCGTTAATCTTAATAGTAAAGTAGATGAATTGTATGAGGAAATCAATCAGTATCGTATTACCATACGCAATCTTAGGGATGAGAAGAACGATTTGAAGCTTGCCTTGCATGAGGCACAATGGAACAGATGCATCAAGGATGGATGCCAACTTAGAACCCCACCAAGAAAGCGAGAATCCTTAGAATCGTTGGTTGAAAAGGAAGAAGATGCGATATATCGTGATAGGGAGGATTAAGTTATGATAAAGTATCTGAAATTACTCATACAAGTTAATAGCGGACATTCAAGCAAGGCATTCTTCTTAGTGTCCGTGACCTTGATAGGTTTCTTGATGCTCTTAGTTGTATGCTTCATCTTAGTGTGGGAAGTGGTGACTTATGGGACGATCAAGACCGATTTGATGGGGTTAAGTGCATTTGTTGGTAGTGTGGCTAGTTTGTTCGTCACAGCTGGCATTACCAAGACGATAGGGGAACGTGGCGAACATCAAAGCGAAAACGATAAATAGACTATGGCAGATTCAAGTATTTTAAAACCATTCATACTCTCATTCGAGGGTGGTTATTCTAACAAGAAGAGTGATAGGGGACACGAAACAATGAAAGGCGTTACCCTAGAGACGTTCCGCAAAGTGTATGGAGCAAACAAGACCGCATCGGACTTGAAGAAGATAACCGATGAACAATGGCATCACATCTTCAAGAAATATTATTGGGATGCTTGCAAGGCTGACCAAATCAACAGCCAGTCGGTGGCTAATCTCTTGGTTGACTTTGCTTATAATAGTGGAGTAAGCAGAGCCGTACAAAAGATTCAAACTATTGTAGGAACAAAAGCTGATGGTATCATGGGTAACATGACCTTGGCTGCTATCAATTCATACAAACAAGGCCAATGGTCGTTGTTCGATAAGTTGAAGGTGTCACGAATTGCCTTTTTCAATGCGATTGTGAACAATGACCCAAAGCAAAGTGTGAACCTGCATGGATGGCTTCGCAGAGTTGGAAATATACAATACGGAAAGCTCGTATGTAACAACGGAAAGATAATCACTTGGTAATCTTACGAGATACAGGCTCAACTAAGGCATTAGTAAGACCATCATCCTTAATTGGGTGGTGGTTTTTCTTCACTTTTGAAATTTTGAAAAAGAGAGAGTGGGCAGAAAAATTGTTCCTATTGATTTTATTTGTACCTTTGCACTCAAAAAGGAGGTTGATATGGAGCTTAGATTTGATTGGTGGCGTTGGCTCGTTACCATATTGGTAGGTTTCTTCATCATGCTTATGATGTACGGATGCCAGACGACAAGATATGTAGATGTAGAAAAAGTGGTGCGAGACACTACTACTTATGCCCATTGGGACTCAATTGTCAACGAAAGGGTCAAGCTTATTCGGGATAGCTTGCTATCTTATCATTGGAAGCAGACCGAAAAGCAGGTTAAGGATTCCACTTACATCAAGGAAGATGTCAAGACAAGGGTAGATGAGAGTGGTAAGGTGCTAGGTAAGGATTCTACTCATATAGAGATTAGATACAGGGACAGCAAGGAACTATCCAAGGTTCGTGATAGCCTTATTCATTATAAGGAGATAGCAGAGCGAGCGAGTATATATAAGGCTCAGAGGGATAGCCTAAACAGAGAATTGAGTATTGCCCAGACCAAAAAGGAATATATTGAGAAAGACTTGGAGGGATGGGATTTGTTCTATTGGAAATTCGGTATGATTTCCTTTTGGGTCGTTTCCTTGATGCTGGTTACAATGGTTTTCTTTCTCACGGTAAAATATAAGAAAAAGTTATTTTATTAGGTTGGTTTTTAGTTATTAAGGTTTTAGATTGGTTTAAGGTAACAACTTATGGAGCAGCTGCCAGTGATGGTGGTTGCTCTCTTTTTTTGTCTTGAAAATGCCTTAGAGTGTAGAATGTTAAAATTGCAAGCAGCTTAATGCATTTGTAGTTTTGTATATGTAACTAATATTGTGTTGCGTGTTAAAAATACGCAATTAGAGTATAATAACACATTAAAACCCTTGCAGTTTGAAAATAAATTAGTATCTTTGCAGCATGATTTTGAGATAGTGACGCATCTCTAAACACGGTAAGATTCGCATAAACACAAAAAGTGTTTTAAAAATATAAATGCCCTGCCCACCATGTTAGGAATGCGTCACATTTAAATTTTCAATGGGTGGGGCATAACTTTTTACCCTCCCTAGATTAATTAGACGCTTTGTCACAGATAGGTTAAAAGTTATAATTTATGAGGAATAGAACATTAAACATACCAATTGCAAGATTGTCTAAAGCCTTGGAAAACGAAGAGGCTTATGAGGTGTTCTGTGCCAACGTAATTATAAAAGAACATTTTGAATTTTCAACTTTACATACAGGAGGAAAGCCTATCAAGGCTTTAATGAAATGTCTTCATTGTAGATACTATACCGCAAAGAGAGTTTTTGATGCGATGTTGAAGTCTAAGGCTGTTTCATATTGCGAAAAGAATGGCGTGTTTTTTTGCAAGCCATTCCGTAGTAACAAAAAGTCTTGCTATCATGGTTACAAGGCAACAAGCGAAGACAATGTTTATAAGTTGAAATTTGATAAAGATCAGCCACATACTTTAAGTGAGATAAAGAAAAAGCTCCGACTCGTTCTTTTAAACAACGATATACTTGCTCGTCAAAGGGCTACTTATAAGACTTCACATAAAAATTCCGTAGAGATACCGGAGAAGGAACAAGTACAAACCCATCGTATGTTTGGAAAGCGAATTGGACGTTCTAAATCAACTGTTTCAAGGTACATCAAGCAAATGGTGAATAATGGTGTAGTAAGAGAGAGTAAATTAGTATCTGAATGTGTTATTCCCCATTTAAATGAAGTTACAGCGAAACAATGGTATGCAAAAAATCCAAAGAAAGGTCGTTTCTTTGCTTGGCGCAATGTAAAGACCGGAGAATGGTCTGGCTGGCAAACTCTCGGAAAGGTTTATACGATGAATGATGCAGAAGAAGAGCGCAAGTTTATGCATTTACTTTGGAATCATGCACATCGTGTAACCACTAAGTTTAGAAAGAAAGGTCAAAATGATAGCTATGTATTCAATGGTTATGAAGACCTAGAATATTATATGGGTAAGAAACAAAAAATGTAAGTATTTCCCTTTTGCAACACATATATTACTTCACTTCACTGTCTCCTAGCGTACATGTGAGCAAGTAATAGATTATAGTGATATACGAAGTATATCGCTATAACATAGTAGATGGTTACTTATAGGGAAGAAAACAAACAAAAGAAAGAAGCTATGGGAGAAAGAAGACAAACGAAGGAGGATGAGCACAGAATCGTTGCAAAGCCAACTTATGAAGAGTTTGCGATGTATTGCTCGATGGCAGGTTTTATGAAAGACAATCTAAAGTGGCTTTATGGTCGCTTCGATGATGTCGGATGGTTGCTGCCAAGTGGTAAAGTCCCTAAGAAATGGGAGGATTTGGTCAAGAAATGGAATTCCTTGAAAAATCCAAGCCAGACTTACCGTAAGCATGGTTTTAAGTTCAAGACCAAGGAAGAGAAGATGCACGACTGCTACGAAGTGTGGACAGATGGTTCTGCGGTACTTAGGACTGATACCAAGCGAAGGAAGTACACTGGTGGTGCTGCCTATGTAATTTTACACGAATGCAAGGTGTATAAGCAGGGAAACTACGGAACTATAGACACGACAATAAGCCGAATGGAGCTTTTGGCAATCATCTGTGGTGTTGGTCATTGTCCACAAGGTGCGGTTGTGACGGTTCATAGCGATAGCCAATATGCACTTAAGACCTTGAGCGGTGTTTATTCTGCCCACAAGAATTTAGACTTGATGGAGAAGTTTAGAAAGCATTCCGCTCATGTAGCACACATCACTTGGCGCAAGGTGAAGAGCCATTCGGGTGTTGAGTACAATGAGCTTTGCGACCGACTGGCGAACGAAGGTAGAATAGCTGCTGAGATTAAGGCAGGGTTAAGAGTAACTGAGTGGAGTATGGAAAAAGAAATATTCAAAGATATAAAAGGATTGGAAGGATATTACCAAGTAAGCAATTATGGAAGAGTATTTTCTTTGATTACTAAAAAAATAAGAAAATCTTCTAAAACACGCAATGGGTATATTACCATTCATTTGTACAAGGATGGTGTGGACAAAGTTTATTCTGTTCATAGCCTTGTTGCTAAAACTTTTTTGCCTAATCCGAAAAGTTATAAAGAAATAAATCATAAAGATGAGAATAAAGAAAACAATTATGTTGGCAATTTAGAATGGTGTAGTAGAAAGTATAATCAAGAATATAGTGGTAATATTGAGAAATGGACAAAAGCTGGTGCTTTGGGGAATAAGAAAGCTAGTTCAAAATCAATAGCACAATATTCCTTAGATGGAAATCTGATAGCAATTCACAAAGGAATACGTGAGGTTGAGAGATTGAATGGGTATGCTCATCAAAGCATAGGGCGAGTTTGTCTTGGTAAACAAAAAACAGCTTATGGGTATATTTGGAAATTTGTTTGATTATGAAGATACGGACATTTGAACTATGTGCCGGATATGACTCTCAACTGATGGCTTTGGAACGACTGAAGAAGAAACATTCAGATTTCGATTATGAGTGTATCGGATGGTCTGAGATAGAGCCAAGTGCAATAGCTTTGCATAATGCTAACTTTCCTAGTCTATCCGGCAAGAACTTTGGTGACATGACCAAGATAGATTGGAGCAAGGTAGCCGATTTTGACTTGCTGACATATTCAACACCTTGCCAGTCTGTTTCGCAAGCCGGAAAGCAGAATTCAAGTTCCGGAAGCCATTGATTAGGCTACAGCGATTATCCATTCAATCGTCCGGAGCGGATTAGCCTCAGCCCCGAATGGATTTAGGGAGCTACGTTAGGGATGAATGCATAGGCACGTCAGAATGTCCGTCCAAGTTCTGTCCTCTGCGGTTCGTGGTTAAAAGTGGCGAAAGCTGCGGTGCTGCGGACAAGAAACCATCCTATAACATTGGCGATGGGCGCACAACCACCTTTCGAGGTGAGATTTATTTATTAATTTAAATTGATTTTTATGATTTATGTAAGGAGCAAGGAAGGTAAGGCATTGATGCCGACTGAGCGTGGAGGGAGGATAGGCTATCTTCTTCGCCATGGCAAGGCTCATGTAGTCAGCCGTGTTCCGTTTATCGTTCAGTTGGATTATGAGAGTACCATCTACACACAGGAAGTGAGCCTTGGCATTGACGCTGGCTCAAAGCACATTGGCGTTTCGGCAAGTTCCGAGAAGAGGGAGCTGCTTGCAGCGCAGGTCGAGTTAAGAAGTGATGTTGTGAACTTGCTATCTACTCGCAGGGAGTTGAGAAGGGCAAGGCGAAACCGCAAGACACGTTACCGCAAGGTTCGTTTTAACACCCGAAAGAAGAAAGATGGTTGGCTAGCACCCAGTATTGAGCAAAAGGTAGAGAGCCACTTGAAGATTATCCGCTTGGTTCATAAGTTGCTTCCTATCACTAAGACAACAATCGAGGTTGCTCAGTTTGATGCGCAAAAGATTAAGAATCCCGACATCAAGGGCGAAGAGTATCAACAGGGCGAACAGATGGGATTTTGGAACGTGAGGGAGTACGTCTTGGCAAGGGATGGACATAGGTGTGTTCATTGCAAGGGCAAGAGCAAAGACCCTATCTTGAATGTTCACCATTTGGAGAGCCGCAAGACAGGTGGCAATTCCCCTAGTAATCTCGTAACGCTTTGCGAGACATGCCACAAGGCTTACCATCGTGGTGAGTTCGAGTTGAAAATCAAGCGTGGCACAACTTTGCGTGATGCGGCGGTGATGAACATCATGCGCTGGGCAGTCTATGAACAAGCTAAGGAAGAGTTCAGGAACGTTCACCTGACCTATGGTTACGTTACCAAGCACACTCGTATTGAGAACGGTATTACCAAGACTCATGCAGCCGATGCTTTCTGTATTGTCAAAAACGTACACGCAATACGGTTGGGGACTTTCTTCATGTGCCGTTGTGTTCCTCGCCATACGAGAGCGTTGCACGTTGCGAACCCGAAGAAAGGTGGTATTCGTAGGTCTTGCATTGCTTCTCATAAGATAGGTAAGTCCCGCTTTCAGCGTTTCGACATGGTGCGTTGGAAAGGAAAGGAGTGCTTCATCTTTGGGAGCACGCACGGAAGACCAATATTGCGTGATGTTGAAGGAAAGCAAATTGCAGGACAACCGAGTGTGAATATCAAAACGATAAAGTTTTTGAATAGATTAAGAAATAACATTTTAGTGGAAGAAAGAACTTCCGAAAGTTGAATTATTTTAAATATTGACGATATGATGTTTTTAAATATTAACGAGAAAAAGGAGAAAGCAAATGCTATCTCATACAAGATAGATGAGTACATCTGGGGACGAAAGGATTTTGTTACTGATTGCCCCTATGGTGAGAAAGGCAGATACACCAATGCAATTAATAAAGTTGGTGATTTGGGGTGTAACACTTGTGAATGGCAGGTAAGACACAGCCCTAGTGCGCAAGTTGTTATATGCTCCCATCCTAAGGTGGAGAAGAGCGAGATTAAGAAACTTTTTAAGAATATGTGATATGAATAAGGTGAAATTAAAGAATGATTACGAGAATGCTTGCAATGCTTACTTGAAGGCTTTCTGTGAGAAGCATGAGTTTTACGGATTGGATAATACGGAGACATTTTGGATAGGTGGCCAAGTTGGTGGAATAGCCAATTGCGGTGATTTAACTTTCGATATGGCTACTATTGTAACTGATATAGACAAGGAAGCTCCCGAAGAAGAGTTGTTGAAGTGGTACGATTATACTATTGAAGCAAGTGAGTTCAATTTGCCTATTCCAAACTTCGACCATTGGCTTATGGGGTGTCCTATAACACCAAGTAAATGGTTCGAGAATATGCGAGCAAAGCGTAAGGAGTTTGAGGATTTGTTGAAACAAGAAAACGAAAGGTTGAAACATGGAAAGAAGTAATCTTTTTAATCATTTGTTGAGGATATTTGATGAAGGTCTCAGTATGAAGACTACCGAACTTGAATATGGTACACTTGAAGTTACTGTAGAGAATCGAAGCCAAGACAAGAAAATCACATTCTTAGCAAAGGGCATGGAGGATGCCAAGCAGAAAGCAGCGGAATGGCAGGTTGGACAAATGCTCTTGAATTGCGATGATTTCGAGGAGATTGTTATGTTTTTGGCTCAAAGAAAGAAACTTAAAAAGGAAATGTCAAATGGATAAGAATTTTAGAAGTTGTTTTTGTTGCGTCCATTTCTTGGAAATACAAAATACAAGTACAGGAAATATTTTGAAATGCAAGAAAGGTAGCACTACGAAAGTACAAGGGAAGCGACTGACAGAAATCGCTGCAAGATGCAAAAATTACAAAGCGTGAGGCACACGTTAAAGGTAATAGACAACAGGGGTATTTGAAAGAGAGCGAAATGTAAAAAACTGCAAAACAAATAGTAGATTCTAAATAGTAAGATTAAAATATATTAATAGTGATAAGAAACACATTAAACTGTTTGCATATTACAATAATTCTTTGTATCTTTGCATCGTGATTAAGAAACAAATGTTATTAATTAAAATGGTGAGGCACACCACAAAAACTGAAAGAAATGACAAAGAAAGAAATTTTAAAACAATGGCTTGAAGAACCAAAAGTGAAATATTGTAGCAATTCAAATTTCACGTTAGGTTATGGTGATGGATGGGATTGGGTTAAAAATGTCCTACGACCAGCTATCACGAAGAACGCTATGTTTCTTAGATTCTTGGAGCATGGCTTCCGTGAGATAGAAGAGTTTCTGAAATCAAAAACCGGAAAACCTAGCGAAGAGGATTGCACTTTATATTCCGTTGGGTACAAAGATGGAGTCAAGGATGCCATGATAGCAATTAAGAATAGATTTGAAAAATTAAAATAGGAGGTTAAATGGATTTAGGAAAGGCGATTAAGACAATGAGGGTAAGCAAGGGTTTGACCCAACGACAACTTGGTAAGGCTATCGGTTGTAGCGAGACAAATATGTTGTTTATGGAGACCGGAAGAACGTTTCCACGTAAGAGTAAGATTGATGCAATATGCAAGGTATTGGAGATTCCGATGTCTTATTTGTTGATGTTCTCTATTACACCGGATGATATTCCCGAAGATAAGCAGAGTTTGTACACAAGCATCGTTGAGCCGATGCGTAACGAATTTATTAGGGAGTTATTGCGATGAAGAAATGCTATTATTTTGTGGCTAAGTATGTCAAGAAAGGCATAATACGAACATGTACTGGTACACAAGTGACGATTGATGGCTATTTTGATTTCGTCAGTGCAGGTAATTTTATAGCACAGAAACATAATGTTGATTCAAAAGGCGTAATTGTAACTTTTTGGTCTGAGATTAATTCAGTAATGTTAGATAAATATAGGGAAACATTAGGAGAGCAGAAAAATGGTTGAATTCGAGTACGAAGGCAGTATCATTTGGAAAAATTACGATTTCCATTTTATGCCTTGTGTAGGGGATAAAGTTGTGATTAACAATCTTACATACAAGATTAAGTCTCGTGTGTTCAAGTGCCAAGGGAAGACAGTTAAAGTAGTTTAAAAAAACAAGATAGATAATGAAAATACGAATTGTTAAACATGTTTGTGCCAATGGAGTAGAAATAGGTATCTTGGAGTATCGCAACCATTGGTGGGAGAAGTGGAAGCCATTGCGTCAGGATGGAAAGCTGGCTTATGTTTCCTATATAGGAGAGAAACCATATAGGTTATTACAAGACGAGTGCTTTGATGTTCTTGGATTGAATAATGAGCAGATAAAGGTTCGTGAGCAGATGTTCCGATATATCTTGGATGCTGAAGAGGTATATGTTGGTGCTAGAATTGGTAATGAATATCATATCGGCTATGATGTTGATAATGATGAGAGTCTTGAAACGCTTAGAAATTTGGAGGAATAGTTATGTTCGGAAAAATTTTTTCAGTTAAGACCGATATTGTATATCGTAGAGAGGAGAGTTTGAATCTCTTCGATGGCAAGAAGAAACTTGATAAGGTGGTGTCCGGTCGGGTATTCAAGGAACAAATCACGTTGCTTGGTTTTACCATCAGGACAAAGTATTTTTATCAGATTTGCTGTCCACAAGTCAATATGAATGATACCCATGAGGTTATCGTATTGAATAAGGTCGAGGATTTGGTAAGGACAGAGTGCTATAACAAGGTTGTTGAATATTCTAATAGAAAACATCATGCCTAGTGTTAATTGTTTCAGAAGAGTCTTGTTGAACGTAGGTGGCAAGAAGATAATTATCAGTGTTCCGAATGGAATGACCGAAACCGAAGTGAATAAGGTTATGGTCGTTACTAGGGCTTATCTTCAGCAGTATGTATATGTCGAAATGGTCTTAGCAGAGTGCTTTATGCAGAAAATCGAAAAAAGTATTCTGAAGAAGAAATGCGTTAGGTTTGAAGTTAAGAAGAAGTGGGTGGACTGCAAGAAGAACCTTCGAAAGGTGGTTAAGTATTATGACGCTTATGTTCCTAATGCAGATTTTAATGAAGAATTCGCAATGACGTTCTATGACAAGATTAGTGGAGACTTGTATAAGTTGCGAGATAAAATTGCGGTGAGGTTGCAGAACTTAGGGATTGGTGAAAAATCGGGAGTTTATGCGAATGCAATTATCTTGTACAATCTGACCAACCTCTGCTTGGGAACTTATGAGAATATCATCCGTAAGCTGTATGAAGATTTGCATGTTAACTTAATGCAAGCGTTCAAGGACTTTGCTCCTATCTTGGCCTTTGAAAACTCTTATGATTTCATGGCATTAGTGATGGATAAGGATTTCAAGAGATTGGCTGACCATTTGATGACTAAAGAAATTCTTTCTTATTTCGATAAGGTGAGAAAAGGTGTCTTTAACGAACAGACATTGAACGAGGCAGCTATCAATGCAACGGAAGACTTGAAAGACGATGAGAAGGATTTGCAGCGAACTTACATAGGAATTAGTGACTTTATGAAGAGTGACTATCCTCTGGATAGTGTGACATCTAAGAAAGCAAGCTGATGAAAATAGAACCAAGTGAGTTCTTGCCGATAGGTAATGAGTTTCAGAAAATCTTTGGAATAAGCTTTGGAAAATTCATAGATATGCGGTTTCTTTTAGCGAGAAAAGAGTTAGTCTTCAATCTGCTGAAGTTCACAGATTGGCTTGAAGAGTGCTATCCGGATGAGTGTTCCATTGATGGAGTGAGTTATAATGCTGTTGTCGAGCGAAAGTTTGGTAAGCGAGGTGTTAAAATGATTAAGAAGTTGATAGGATGAAGTACATGGGTAGCAAGGCTAGAATCGTGCATGAAATATTGCCGATTATGCTGGACAAAGAGCATGATACGTTTGTAGATGCTTTCTGTGGCGGCTGTAGCGTTATAGAGAATGTTCCGAACACGTATCGAAGGATTGCCAACGATAAGAATAGGTATCTTATCGAAATGTGGAAGCATCTTCAGAATGATGGATTTGTCTTCAATCATATTAGTAAGACGTTGTATAACTTTGCACGAGACTGCTATCACGGAAAGAATAATTTCTTCACAGAGGCAGGTGTCGGACTAATTGGCTTTATGGCGAGCTTTAATGGTCGCTTCTTTGATGGTGGCTATAGCGGACATAATGTTGTCGGCAAGAACGGAAAGGCAAGAGATTACATAAGGGAGCAGATAGAAAACACAATGCGTGATGTGCCTCTCATCAAAGGTGTTGAGTTCTATAGTGGTAGCTATGATGAACTTGTGATACCGGATAAGAGTATAGTATATTGCGATATACCTTACAAAGCTGCGAAAAAGTACGATGTGTCAAAGAATTTCGATTACGAAAGTTTCTATATGTGGTGTATGGAAATGGCTAGAAGAGGACATAAGGTCTTTATCAGCGAGTATCAGATGCCACAGGAGTTCAGATGTGTTTGGGAAAAGGAAGTAACAAATTCTCTTAACCCGAATATCACAAAGAGACCAGTCGAAAGGTTGTTTACTATTGATTAGAATTAGGATGAAAGAAACTTATTGCTTAGAAGATGTGCTTTACAATACAAAGCGTTACTTCACGTTGGAGAATGGAGTAGTATCAGGAACAGAACTTGCACAGGAAGACTTTAATGCATTCCTTGGTCTTGCAAGTCGGCTTGGTTATAATGTAGTGAAATTATGAAAAGGCGAGTAAACAAGGATTGTCCGTTCTCGGCAGAAGAATTGGATGAGTTCAGAGCTGCCTTGTATAATGTGAATACATCTTTTCACTGCTGTAATGCAGCTCCGGTAGACTGGGCGGCAGGATGGCAGCGGAATGATATAAGAAAGACGAGGTAGGATTGCCATAAGCTACCAAATACCCACGTATCAAAGCCGTGTGATGCCTTGCGTGGGGGCGGGATTGTAAACTTAGGAGTCACACGGCTTTATTTTGAAGTTTCATAACTACAAATAGCCTATCGCTAATGGTTGTTCCCTTGGGCAGGGAGATAGTTAATACCGCATCGTAAGATGTGAACACTTGAAATTTGTCGGCAATCATTGGCAAATGCCTATAAGTCAGCGGCAGAAACCCTTGGGCAAGGTTGGGAATGGTGCACAGTCTTCAAATTCGCATCTGTCGCTGACAAACGGATGAGTGGCATTGGCAACTGAAAGCAATGCGACCCTCGCAAACTTGGAGCGGATTTCTTGATTAAACATTCCGTGTACTGGGTCACTGGGGAGGTATTGCCACCAAGAAGGGTTTGAATCCCTTCTCATCCACTAATTTTAAAAGGTTAAATTATGAATGAGTATTGTGAGAATTTGATTTCAAATGGAGTTCCTAGCTGGATAGTAGAGGAGGCTTATAAATTTACAATTGAGCCTTTGAAATCAACAGAAGGCTTGGTAGGAATTGATAAGGAAAATAGTGAGCTATATAGAAATGTCATTATCGCAGCCTACATTGAGGGTGCTAGTGCTACATTGGAAAAAGTGCAAAGAATCTATGGCGGTAAGGAACATTGTTAGACAGTGGAATGAAGCAACTGAAGGGTATTCATACCGCTTTAAAGGTGGAGATATTTTCCTTCGCTTGGTTAAGGTTGATGGCTGCTACGAATTGCGTAACCCTATAGGCTATGGTGTTCAAGTAGTCAAGTGCAAAGACTTGAATGAAGCAGATGCTAAAGCCAAGGAAGTGCTTGAAGCGTTTTTTGATGACAAAGTTAACATAAAAGTTATTTGATTATGGACTTAGAAATGTTGATTGATAAGATAGACTTTAGTCAAGGTGCAAGGCAGATAGCCAAGCAAGCCTTGGAGTTGGGAATAAAATATCAAAAGGAAGATGCTTGGCATTCGGTTGAAGAATTGCCGGAGCACAACAGACGCATTGTCGGTCTGACTAAGGTTCGTAAGCGTTTCAAGCATCTGAATTTCATGGGTGAGGAATGGTGGAAGAAGTTTACGGAGTCCAACGCCATCTATAAATGGGCTTATGTTGAGGACTTGATTTAAAATGAAAGATATAAAGCGTATACCTAAAATAGGTGAGGTTGTTCCTTTCTTTGATGATGGGAAGGTCTGTAGCTCTAGGTTGTATAAGGCAATCATAAAGGATGTAGCTTTATATGTCTATGCACCGGATTATGTAAAGCAAGCATTCAAGACTAATTCAGAAGTGTGTAGTTGGATCTGGAATGGAACAACTGACTATTTCATTGGTTGTGTTATTAAAGAGTATGATGAGAATGAAATTTGGTTTGCTCGCACAAAAGAAGGTGGTTGGTTCAGTTTAGATATTCAGTCCGATTGGCAAGGTGGAGTACTTGATGTAGATGGAGAATTAAAGAAAATACTAGATAGTAATTGTAGAAATCCATAATGCTATTTTGTTTTAAATGTTTGCCCCATCACTATATATAATAATGTAGTGGTGGGGATTTTTTGTTAACGTCAGCAAATTATTTGTTCACATTATTATAGAGTGTTAAATAATAAAAGAAATACATTAAATAATTTGCATGTTTCAGATATTCTTTGTATCTTTGCATCGTAGTTAAGAAACAAGGTTATTAATTTGAAAAGGTGAGACACACCACAAAAACTGTAAGAAGAAAGTGGAAAAGAATAATGTTTATGTAGAGGTGTTGGCAAAGATTGCCAGCCTCATGGGTAGAACAAAGGAGTCTATCCAGATGTCGTCTTCAAATACTCATACGAGTATTACGATGTTTGCCGAAAATAATAGCAAGATTATTGGAAATTGGTATTTGGATGCTTCCGATAGCAAGGAGTTGGTGGATGCTACTTTCAATGGTCTGAAGGCTTTGGTTGAGTCTCTTGAGCACAATAAGAGCAATGACGGACAAGCAGCGTAAGTACATAGAAAGTCTTATCAAGAAAGTGTTTCGTAATGCAGATTCGCAGAGCGAAATACTTTCCAGATTGGATAGGGTTAAGATTTCAAGCCAACAAGCTTCAGTAATGATACATGCATTGAAGTTAGAGTGCAACATCGGTCGTTCCGTTCCGGCATATATGTTAATGGCAAATAATCTAAATCCAAAAATGGATGAGTTCTTTAGCATATTAGGTTATGATGAATAATGGATTCGTCAAGAAGAAAAGAAGTTGATATGAAAAAGGTAATTATGATAATAGCCGTTGCTGCCATTTTGGTAGGTTGCAAAGGTAAGGGTACAAGAGTCCAAATCTCGGATTCTGTTGACAAATTCAAGGTCGAGAAATTGTTTGTTGTTGATAGTATAACAGTGTACAGGTTTTATGACCAAGGAATTGCTATCTATTTCACTAACCGGAAAGGTAGGGTATATGCAACCCATTCCGAGTACAATCCGGTTACTCATACATACAATGATGAGGTTAACGAAACTTTATGTGAAGGAGATTGAAAATGAATAAACGAAAATGCAAGAAGTTATTCTACAAGGAGAGTACTAAATGGCTTTTGAAAAGAGGTTGGACTGACGGTTATATAAGTCCTAATACTATAAAATATGTAGTAAGAAAGTTAGAAAAACTCACAAAGTTAAAACTTTTATACTACTTACATAATAAAGTTGAAGAAGATTACTTTATGATAAGGAAGGAGGTGAACAATGACTAAATGGTACTCTGCAAAAGAAGCTCCAAACTACGAAGAATGGATTCTTACGGAATGGTATGATGGAGACGATGGAGGTATTAAGTACGAAGCTGATTATCTTTACTCTTTTGTTTATTGGAAAGATTATGTAAAGAGAAACAACATCACAAAGTGGTGCTATATTAAAGATATAAAAGATTAGGTATATGAAAGTACTTAAGAAGATTTTTTGTGAGCATATTTTCGATAATCGAAATAAAGGCTTGTAGTGTTAGTCCGAATTTAAAGAGGAGGTTTGATTATGAAATTATCTGAAATAGAATTAGATTTTTTGTATGAGAAATCTGCCGAGTTGTTTAGAGATAAAGTAAAACAACGAGGGGAAGATTATGAACATGATAATAGATGCGCTTGCCCTGAAGCAGTTCGCAGAACTCATCTACGAACTCTCGCAAGAGAATCTATAGAAGATGTTAAGATTTTAATTGATGAACTACGTAATAATGGTTATGAAGCTTAATAAAATGGTTTTTGGCGATAAGAAAATAGAAGAAGCTGCACAAGGAGCAGCAGACTTGTATGAGCAAGACTTGCCTATAATGTCTTATAATGAAGACACAGAGGTTGCTGGCCAGCATCATTTCTGTCAAGAGTTTGGTGCAGAATTATTTAAGGATGGCGTTAAGTGGGCTATCAATGAATTCCAGAAGAGCTTGTGTCACCCTGCTAGCGAAGTTCCTCAAATTGGCAGAGGAAGAGTTTTTGCATACTCAATAGACTGCTGTTATAGAATTTTTTACAACCTATACGATATGATGTCCAAGACCGATTGTAACATTTATCAAGAAATGTGGAACGAGCAAGTCAAAGCGTATCATTTGACTGGTTGGATATACGCAGATGAATTGTTTGACTTAATTATAGAAGGAGGCAATCATGATTAAGGAAGTAACAATGTACTCTGTTGTATGTGACAGATGCGGAAAGACTTATGGTGTGGATGATGGCATTGACTGTTGGGTGGACATCTGTACTGCTAGAGAACAAGCAATGGAATCCGAATGGGTAGAAATTGGCGATAAGCATTACTGCCCAGACTGCTATGAGTTTGACGATGAGTTAGATGAGTATGTTCCTAAAAAGAAAGTAGGCGACCAATGAAGACATTCACATTCGATGTTATGCTCAACGGAAGATTCGTCTGTACATTAAAGTATAAGTACTGCCCACTCTTCCCGATAGATTTTGAAGATTTAAAGAAGTTCATTCTCAAAAAGAGACCTACTTTGAAAGGTAAGGATTTTAGAATAGCGTTTTGATTATGAAAGAGATTAAAGCAGGGCAGAGAGTAACTATTATTCTTGAAGCAGTTGAGCAGAATGGTTGCGATGGATGTTTGTTCGACCATGATGATACGTGTTATAACCCGACATATAATGATTGGGCAGATGGATTTCAGTGTGAACCGGAAGACCGTTCAGACGGAAAACATGTAATATTCAAAGAAGTTAAGAAGCAAAAAAGAAATATGAAAGAAAATAAACACTCGTTAAAGATAAGTCGTAGTTGTGGTAATATTACCCTTGATGGTTATCCAATAGCTACATATTCGAATGATGAATTGAAGATTCTAAAGAGCCTGCTAACACAGGTTTTGGGTGAAGTGAACGAATATATACATCTTTAAAAAAGTAAAGCGTATGGCAGCAAGATATAATTTTAGAAAAACCATTTTACACAGATTGGAAATCTGTTGGAATGTGCTCACACATAAGACTTTTATAGCTTATACAACTGATGATATAGGTGACAAATGGAGTCTTATAAATAACATAGAAAGCCTTGAACAATTTGGTCAATGGCTTGTAAGTGGTGGGTATAAGGAGAACAGTAACTATAAAAAGTAAAGCGTATGTTGTACGAAGCAAAACAGGGAAGTAAGGCTTATGAATACATTAAGAGTATTCTCGATGCTGAATTTGAAGAACATCAAGCCTACATGAAAAGAGTTGAAGAAGCCGTAGGCTTCGAATTTGGAAAATATCAGGGCTATCAGCCTAACAGAACCCTCACAAGAGTGTATGAGATTACGGCTATATGGTTTCTTTCTGAGCTTTACGATACGCTAGATAAGAAGGTGTGGAAGAAGATAGACGGTGTAAAATTGGAGGATGGTTACTATGTAGCTATTGCGCCTAATAAGCGATATAAGCAAGGCAAGGCAATATCAGCCGTTCTTAAATCCTTCAAGCCAGTAACCAACTTCTGGAATTTGATGAGAGAATTGGATTTATGCGAGCCTGATTTCCGTAGTTTCTCCATCACCCAACTTCTCTGTCACAAAGACCGTATCTTTGCGTTCTTCGATGATAGCATCCGAGCTGAAAAGCAAAATCCAGACTTCGAAGAAATCACAATAGGAGAGTATGAGGATTTCATTAATGGTAAAGACTAAGCGTATGGATAAGTTAGAATACATTCCAGGAGATTTGGTAATTTATGCATCTTTAATTAAAGAACCAATTGCTGAGATCTGTGAAGTTCATGAAGCATCTTACACCGTAAAATTTATGCACGGAAATTTTGCAGCAACAAGTAAGGAAATCAAACCTATTACCCTTACTCCAGAGATTCTAGAGAAGAATGGATGGAAACTTAGTCATGGATTCTACTGGTCTTCAAATGAAGAAGGTGCAGGAGTAGGCTTGAAAAGCCAAACTGGTTATGTTTGGGAAGCTTACATAGGAAGACGTCTATTGCGTAGTAACATCAATAATGTCTCAGATTTACAACACCTTCTCTTCGGTCTAGGACTTAACTCAGAAATGGAGGTGTAGGTATGGCAAAGCATATTGTATTATCTGACGAAGAGTTAGAATTACTCATAACAGTTTTAGTAGATATTTGCGGCAAAGTGTTTATCCATGATGGCTTTATCAATGCTGATGGATATGGTGTAATTATCGGTGAGGATTTTGATGGAATGATTCAGAAATCCAATGGTATTGGCAATTGGATGAAAGAAGGTGTTAATCGTGAAGCTACAAGAGAAGAAATACAAAATTTCTTTGCCAAGATTCGCATGACACAGAAGATTATTAATTACTAAGGAGGATAAGCAATGAGTAAAGTAACTGCAATTAATATAATTATTAAAAAGAAAAATCTATTAAGAAAGTATAAAGAGGGATGTGTTTCTTCCATTAGTATTGATGACATTCTTGTGTGGTTGAACGACATTCAAAAAGAGTTGGAGGATTGATTATGATACAAAAGCAGACATGGAAGGACGAAATCAGAATTTTAATAACTGATGAAGAAAATCTTGGTTCTGTTCAAATATCTATTCCATTATATGTTAGTGATATTTTCGGCAAAGCTGATGCTCTAATATATGCGCTCTTTGTAGATAATAATCATAGAAGAAATGGTGTTGCACAACGCCTATTACAACTAGCAGAACAGCAAGCTAAGTTGAATGGAGTGAAGACAATCGGGTTGGAATTTGTTAAAGATGAATCTGATAGATTTGTTCTAGATTGGTATCTCCGTAGTGGTTATAAACCATTTGATAAGAAAAGTAATTTATTAATTAAAAAAATATAGTATTAGTTATGTCATGGTTAACAGTAGATAAAGGTGGCTGTGAACATATTTTTGCAGAAAAACCTTGCAGAAATGAAAGCAATACATTATGGATTTGCTCTGTCGTATATTTATATGGGCAGAGGTACGCAAATACCGGTTGCTGTTACCTTCCTAAAGGAAGCATTAAGAAGCTCATCGGAAAAGAATTGTCTTGGAAAGATGAGCCTGTCGAACTTAAAGGAGAATAAGTAATGAATGAAAAGATTCATAAATGTCAAACTTGTTATTATGATAATAGGTGTTATTGGCAAGAGTTAGCAGACCATATTCCTATGAATTGCAATGACTATAAAAAGAGGGATAGGAAATGAGCAAAATGAACGTCAAAAAGTCTCTTCTAGATATTGTTAAAAGCAATAACTTAGAGATACTAAAAATAGATTTATTCAATGATTTTGAGTTGTTCGTAAGGGAAGGCACTATGGAACGTAATGAGTATTTCAAGACTTATGCAACATTAGACGATTTGGATTTTGATGTAGAGGCTTTCTTGCTTAATGATGAAGTACGTGGAATTGTATACTGCCAAGATAAAGACACAAAAGAACCAGTGTGGATTGAACCTTGGAGTGACGAATGCTATTCTTGGTGGCAGATTAGTAGAGTTCCTGCCTTCTATAAGGATAGACTTAAAGATTTAAATATGAAAAAATATGAGTAAAGTATCTGCACTAACAATTATTGATGATATGATTGAAAATTATACTAGAATGATGAACGCAGGAAATAAGAAAGTTCTTGTAGTTCACGCTAGAAGTTTTCTAAAACTAATCAAGCAAGAGTTAGAACTTAAAGAAGAATAGTTATGGCAAGAATATTTGAAGTAAATATTAGAGTTACTATTGACTCTAAGTGTAAAGATAGTGACGATGATATTATAGAGTCACTTATGTATGGAGCAGATAAATATTTCTATCCATATTGTTGTAGTAATGAACATATAGAGCATACTAATAGTACTGCTCATAAAGTTAAATAAAAATGAGAAGTATGCACGAAAAATTTATAGGAGCAGGAGTAGCTAACTTATTTATTGAGCGAATGAAGTTAGAAGGATGGTTGCCAATTAAAGAGTATTTCAAGATGGAAAAACTTGGAATTGAGCTTGATTGGGTATTGGTTCTTACTATGGAGAATGATGGATTTATCGCAATACCAATGGTAGCAGAATATCGTGTTCCACATAAAGATAGTGGGCGAAAATCAGGTTGGTATAAAGATGAGATTGATAATCCAAATAGGAGAATTGACGATTGGACTAATGTCATCATGTTCAAACTTTTAGATAAGCCTAATATTGACGGAATAAGGGATTCTATTCTTGACAAATATAAAGAGGCCGAAGGTATTACAGATACTCATGCTTATAATTTGTCTTTCAATGAGACGGTTGTTAAACAATGTAAGGGGATTAAATGATTATAGCTTATGAAAATAGAAAATATCAAGTTCAAGGCTAAACGTCTTGACAATAACACTTGGGTAGAAGGTTACTTCTATGCTGAATGTGGTAACACTTACATCATCGAGGATAGGCAGAGTGAATCAATGCTTAATAGAAATGAGGCACATCAGGTTGACCCTTCTACCGTCTGCCAATTCACAGGGCTGAAAGACTGCAAAGGCAATGAAATTTGGGAAGGCGATATAGCAGAGTGTGAGATATATGACCTATATAAGGGATTTATCAAGGTAAAAGCAGTAATTGAATATATGTACGGTGCATTTGTTGCTATTATTGATGGAATGCCTTATTCTTTATACTTTAAGTATATTAAGGTTATTGGCAATAAATTCGATAAGGATAAGTAACGTATGGATATAGGAATTTTATATCTTAGTATGAGTTTTATCTATATTCTGCTTGTTTGCTTAGATGAGGAAGATGTAAAACCAAAGTGGAAGAAATGGCTAGCTGACAAACTAGGCATCAAGCCAAAGATAGAGGTTAGATACATAAAGCCACAAGTCGTTAAGCTTCGTTCAAGAGTTACAATGTCGAATTTTGAAATGCAATACTATTGCCGTGACAAATTTGGCATGGAGCAATTGAAGAGAAGAGCAATAGAAAGTGTGTATGATGAAATTCTTAATGGAATGAAGGCAAATGGATTGGTTTCCATTTCGCAATATAAAGACATCTATACAAATAGCACAATTTATGAGGGGACATGTAGTATTTATAAAAACAAGTAGTATATGAAGATAAGACAAGCTAAGAAAATCTTGAATATGATGGAGAGAGGAACGGACACACGTTACTTCGATTCAAAATATACATTCAAGAAAGAGAGTAGATTCATTCCTAGATTAAAGAATCTCTATCAGAAAGCAACTATCAGATGGAATAAGGTAAACATGCCGAGTGCCAACGTTAGTTTGTTTCGCTCAATTTTGAGAACTTCAAAGGAATGCGGTCGTTGTAAATATTTCAATGGTATATTTGCAGGAGAATGTACTAAACTGCATGAGAATGTTGAAAGCAGTGATTGGTGTCATGGAACGTTTTTCCGCAGAAAGTGAGGCTGACATGAAAATAAGACAAGCAAAGAAGATAATGAAGCAAGTCTATAAAACCCGATATTGGGCTTATAGACAAGGCTATTATTGTGGCAAAACGGATGCTGGAAAGCTAGCTGGAGACCATCGTTTGTTAAAGGCTATGCGTCTTACACAGAAGTGGGAAATCCGCAAGATGCGAAATAACATATTGAAGAAGAATCCGTTCAAACCGAGAGACCTTCGACGTAGTGCTTTAAAATTAATGAGATATGGATGTAGCAATGCTTAATCGTAAAATTCTAGGTGTTGACCTAGAATACAAAAACGTTTATATTGATGCGGAGAATACGAGGATGATACGTGCCAAATTACCTTATGGGTATTGCGATTTGGTTCGCACAGATGTATGGATTGGGCGTGTGAATCATCCGGAAGAGCATGATATTGTAAAGTATACGGCAATCTCTTGGTATGGAGAAGAATTTGTTGGTGGAGTTGATTTAGGTCGCAACTACATGAATGCTAAATATAAGTTCTTCGAGTTGGTTGTGAATAAAAACTATATTGTGGAAATGAAACATAAGAAAAATGGAAATGAAAGATAAAAAAATAGTCCTTGACATCCCTAAAGAAATGGAAGTGGACATTGAAAAAAGTGACTTGAAAGCTGGTATTATTAAGCTTAGGAAGAGGGTAATCGGCTATATGGATGCCATATCAGCTTTAGCAGACGAATATATTCGTCCAGCATGTATTCAAGTTTCATATATGAATGTGGATAAGCTAATTGCATTATCTAGGTTAATGATTATAGCTAAGTACTATAATAGAGATTGGAAACCGGATTGGAATTCTAATGAATATAAGTATAATATCATGCGAACCAACGAATATGGTATTACTTCAAGTAGTAATTATAACGAAGGAACTATTTACTTCAAGAACAAAGAAGATGCCCAAGCCGTTATTGATAATCCGAATTTCAGGAGCACTCTTGATGCAATTTATAAGGACTAAGGCTTATGAAGGAAATGTTCTTTAATAGTGTAAAGTTCCGTGAAGTTCAGCATTTGGCATTCTCGGATGAATATATAACCGCATACGTATCGGTGAATAATGTTCCGAAGATACACATGAGTGTTAATACACCTCGTGACGAATATGGGTTTGCGAAAGGCAAGCCAAAGCGTTACTTTAGAGTGGGGTTGGGAAAATGGCTCACCGAACGAGCGTTTGTGAAGAAATATTTTAGTGAAGAATAAATGAATATAAAAAAGTCAGATATGGAAACTGAGATTAATATAGCAAAAATCTTGAAGGATAAGCCAGAAGGTACGAAACTCTGGACTGATATGTTTGGAAGTGTTACTCTATATGTCGTTACTGATGCATGTGATGCTTTTCAAGTTAAGCATCATAATAAAGAGCCATGGTTCGATAAAGACGGCAAATTGTACAAGGAAGGAGTTTTGTGCATCTATCCTAGCAAATCAATGCGTGATTGGGAAAAGTTTGCTTGGGAGAAGGGCGATGTGCTGGTATATAGAAACTGTGAAGAATTTTATTATACTATTTTTGAAGGATTTCAAGACGATGAATATACACAATTTAAAAGTCGTTATTGCAATAATAGTGAAAATCGTTGGCTTCAGTCAAAAGTTGGAATTACAGATTTATTTACTAAAGTATCTGATGAAGAAGCTAAAAGGTTCATCAAGAAGATTGAAGAGTGTTACAATGGCAAACTCAACCTTGATACTTTGGAGATTGAAAAGCCTGAGTTCAAGGATAGGATATTGTCTTCCTTACAATAAGGAGACTGCAAAGTTAATAGGTACAACTAAAGATATGGAGGTTTAAGATATGGACGAAGTTTTTAAGAAAGAACTTATAGAGCATTGTAAAAGGCAAATGCAACGCTTTGAGAGAATGGGAAGAACAGATTCTTTCGCATATAAAGAACATGCTGTTTTACTTAGTTTTCTTGAACGTCCATATTTACCTTTTTAATATAGTAATAGTTATGATAGATGACAAAAAAAATAGAAGAAGCTGCATTTGAGGAATATCCTCTTAACAGTGATGGAAACATTATTGGAAGAAACGGATTCAAAGAAGGTGTTAAGTGGGCTGTCAACGAGTTCTTGAAGGACTTGTGGCATCAAACAAATAAAGAGCCAGAAGGATATGATGAATGGATATTGCTGCACTATAGTGTAGGCAACTATTATTCATTAGCCCAAGTAAAAGAATTCAAATCTTGGAAAGGATTTGTTGAGAAAATGCCTATAGACGGGTGGCTCTGTATTGATGATTTATTCTCAAAGGAAGGAGGTGAATGCAAATGACCGATGCAGAATTTAATAAGTTTGTGCTTATACTAGAGAATGAAGCGTTTCGGTTTGCAAGAAGTCAAAACGTATTTAAGGAACATCGAGGGGTGATAGAGCAGTCTTTCAAGATAGGAGGGCTGTTCATTCTTCGAGAGTTGGAAAAGTATTTTAATCAAAAGAAGTAAGCGTATGATATTATTTGAGAATCAATGTTTTGAGCTTTTAAAAGCTCTATGTTATAGTGTCCCACAGAATCCAAATGTCGGCAGGTTTGAGATTGCAGATGTGATATTTGACACATTACAAAAAATAAAAGATGCGGATATTTAACAGCTTTCGGGCACAAATTTAAAGATAATGACAAAGGAAGAAATATTGGAAAAGGCATCTGATTTTGAGGATGAAGATGAGTTTGTGAAGTGTGATAGATTGCCGTTCACTGAAGAATTGTGGCTCTTACATCAGCTAGTGTATATCGGCTTGTCTTGTACCTATACAGGTCGTGGTTATATAATTGAGAAACTTAAAGATTAGTAAAATGGAAGCAAATGATTATTTGAAAGCCATGCAAGCTATGGACGAATTGGATAGACTTGTAACTAGTGTTTATCCGGATAAGTTTAAGTTGGTCTGCAAGAAGCATGGAATAGATGAATGCGAGGCGATGAATATGTATTCGTACTTGCAAAAGATGCATAAAGGTCAGTCTTGGCTAGTTAGATACAAGCCATTGGAATATCTAGAGCGTGTATTAACACTAGCCAAAGAAGCTTATGCGTCTTACATGAACAACGGCTTGATTCTAAGTATGGTCAATTTTGGTGATAAGTACACAAGAATACTTGTAATCTTTGAGAAAGATGGCGTAAGAAGCCAACAAGAATTTGACCTTAGAGAGCAAAGAACATATGTTGATATAGCGGACTTTATTGGAAATGGTTACTCCATCGTATCTGTTATCCGTCAGTCTGACAATGTTGACAGCGAAAAGTTTGTTGGAGAAAAGGATGAGCGAAGTCATAGTATTCCTATTTACGATGGTGATGTAATGCTTTGTTACGTGAATAAACCGGAATTTTGGAGTTCCGATTGGCGTAATAGCGGACTTTATATTTGTGAGAGTGGCTCATATCATAGATTGCTATACACCCCGAATAAGGGGTACGTAAGACATGGAGAGCCTGATGTAGATGAAGACTTCACCCTTGATATTGGGGAAGAATCCTTCAGTAGTTATGTTATGACTTTAAACCAGTCTTGGTATAAGTTGGGTAATGTTCATGCAGGTATAGGCTTTTTGAAGGAGAAGGAATAGAAGAGTAAAAGGAGAGGAATATCATTTCCCCTCCTTTGTCCTAATCTCCAGCTCGATAGGCTTGCCGCAATGAGGGCAAACAAATGTTGGCTTAGATGGCTCGATTTCGTCTTTGAAGAAGTCTCCAACCTTACACCCTAATACATCGGCAATACGCTGTAATGTCCTCATCGTAGGGTTACGGCTGAGGTTTTGGGTAAAAGTAACTCTTGATATACCCATTTCTTTAGCTACCTGTTCGATAGTAAAGCCCTTTTCTTTAATTATTGATTTAACGTCCATATTTATAATATAATAATGTATGATTGAATTTCGACTGCAAAGATAAGAAAGTTTTTTGAAACTACCAAATTTTTCTCTTGTATTGATTGAATTAAATCATACAATGTGAAGTTCTGTTAAGAAAAAGGTCATACATATATAGTTATGTTAAAAGATGATTAAAATCATTCGTTTTCTTGCAAATAATTTGGTTTGTATGATTTTATTTTGTATCTTTGCAATGTCTTTAAGAGATAAAGGCTTTAAAGTTTAACTATTAATTGCTGTTATGCAGCCGAGTCGGCACTCGTAAAACGGTTTGAGGATATGACTACTTCAATTAAGAACAAGATGAGAAAGGTAATGCAGTTGGCACATAGAGCCTATCAGTTGAAATCAAGTTCAATGTCTTGGGTTGAGTGCTTGAAACAGGCTTGGCAGGTCGTAAAGCTTGAGGCAGCGATGAAGACCAAGGTAGTAGAGTTCTTCTTTATGAAGATGAATGGTGAGGTAAGACAAGCCTTTGGTACTCTCCTTCAGAGCCACATTGACTATACTCCAAATGGTACAGGGCATGCAGCATCAAGAGATTGCATCCGCTATTGGGATGAAGCAAAGGGCGCATGGAGACAATTCAAGGCTTACAACTTCTTGCGAGTTGCATAAAGATATATTCACGTTCTAAGGTGTTTGGCGAGGCTTAATAGGGGGTGTGCCTTTAAACACCCCTTTAGTTTAGGACTTTTAAAGTATTTGAGATATGGAGACAATTGCTAAGTGTTTGAAAGAAGTGTTCTACAAAGGGCATCATATTACCAAGGTGGAGGACGTATTCGGTCAGATTGCCGTTCGCATTGATAATGTTGTTGAACCAGACTATGCTAGCATAGCCGAGGCGAAACGGGTAATCAATGGTAAAGCCCCAAAGTGGTTTAATGATGGTTATATGTGGGACGAAGCCAGCAAGAAGGTTGTAAAAGACCCTAACGCTTTCCGATGGGAGAAGTAAGAAAAGATAAGGCAAAGAACTTAATATAATTGATTATGGAAAAGTTTATTGATGGCAGTTATGAATTCGAGACAACAAACGAGTTTCCGGATGGCTATGAGATTTGGGCGATTGGTCGAAGAAATTTCGAGCACAAAGGCTACGTACCATTGTGTGAGGTCGATGAGAACTACAACGTAAAAAGAGATACCTTGAAGGCTTTGAAAGTCAAGGATGAAGCATTAGCTTTGACTTTGCTCTATGAAGCCGTTAAACGAGGTGTTAATAAGAAAAAGTATAACAGAATGATTAATGCATAAGAAAATGGATGAGAATTTTCTGAATGTGCTCTATATCGAGCACACGGATAAAATAGGTGTTCTAAAGGACGATAAGGACGAAAGGGTATCAGTTATCCTTGGGACGGACAAAACGCTTGTAGAACGCAAGAGAGAGGGTAAAACGTACCTTCTTGTACCTTTGACAAAGAACCATACATTTGTCTGCAAGGATGATAGCATTGATGTGGATGGTGAGTATATCAAGAGTGAAATCTTCTTCCGCAAGGATGCTTGCCAATGGATTGAGATTGACAAAGAAACGTTATCTAAGGTAGCGTAAGAAATAATGATGTTTAAGCTATGAAAGTATATGTAGTAATTTCTTCATACCAACATGGATTGGGTGAAGCAGTGGAGGTTGATGCAGAAGTCTTCTCTACCATAGATAAGGCAAGAAAGGCGATAAGACACAAAGGAATGAACACTTTGGAGAATTACAAGCGAGTTTTGGATTGCGATGATTATCTATACAATATCTCAGATTCTTTCTTTCATATCTCAGACAGCGAAGGAGAGACGTGGGATAATTTCGATATTGTAGAACGAGAAGTAAAGTAATAAGACTATGGATATTAAGATTATCAAAGACATCTTAGATGATGCAAAGGAGTGCGGTTGCATTGCAGGTATTTCACTCTCTAATGGGCAGTTAACTCATGCAAACTTTAGCAAATCAAAGTTATTTGATTTTACTGCCGATGTTCTTTATAACAAAAAAAAGCATTTGATAACTATACTTGCTGAGAACGGAAACAGAGATTACATTGATAGTGACTCTATCATACGTATCTTTATTAGAGAAGGTGTTTAACAATTAATTATAGGAGAATACGGATGCAGGTCATGTGAATGTGATATTAGGCGAAGCCGAGGACAAAGGTCTTAGAGGAAGTATCAACTTGGTAGGTGGAGCAAAAATAAGTTTCGACTTCAATGGTATTGGTATTGAAACATCTTTCAATTGCAATACAAAGAACAGAACACTTATGATTGGAAGTGGAAGTACAGTAGTGTTTACACGTAAATATATTGATTGTAGCTCTATCCAGTATATTGAAGTGTTTGAACGTACAAAATAATTATAGGAGACAAGAATATGAATATACTAGACTATTATGAGGTTGTTACCTCAAAGATTTTCAAGTTGGAAAGCATGAACGAGGGGCTTGTATTGATAGCACCGGAGCAGGAGGTAGATGGAGTCCGTTCCTTGATGGTGGGATTATATGTTCCTGAGCATGAACGATACAAGATGTACACTTTCCGTTCATCTATGAACGAGGGCGAACTTGGCGACAAGTACAGGGCGATGGTCGGCACGATGGATGTACTTAAACCGGATTGGGACAGAATCAGAAAGAAAAGGCGGAAGAGGATTTAACCTCTTACCGCCTTAAGTACAGAAGAAACATACTTGATGGTTATTTATCTGAATACATCAATCAAAAGTGTGTTGAAATATCTGAGAATGCAAATTATTTCAAGATTATTTTTAGAAAATGTGAAAATAAATTAGAGTTTTCTTGCATTTCTCGAAGGTTTTTACTACCTTTGCGAATGTAAACAACAAAACAATGAGCTTATGAAAGTATTATCAATTCGTCAGCCGTATGCTTGGTTAATCGCTATCGGCTGCAAGACCATTGAGAACAGAACATGGAATAGAAAGTTCCGTGGTCGTTTCCTTATTCATGCTAGCCAAGCCAAACCTGAAAAACTTGACGGATGGCAGGAGAGCGCAATGAAGAAATATTGCCAAGAGCATGGTATTGTTATTCCGGACTTCAAAGACTTGCCAACGTCAGCCATTATCGGCAGCGTAGAGTTGGATGATATTCAGTATCATGAGGCTTATCCGGATGCATTTGCTGAAGATTTCCAATATCATTGGTTCTTGAAGAATGCTAAATTGTTCGATGAGCCGATTAGAAACGTCAAAGGCAAGTTATTCCTCTGGGATTATGAGTATAATGAAACCGAAATGTAAAATAACAATACTTTTGTAATAAAAATACAAGTCTTTGAAAATTAGCGCAAAAGTATTTGTTCTCCTATGGGTTAGATAAGAAGTAAATGTAAAAATAAAGAAAGCCTCAACCTCTAACGAGATTGGGGCTTTTACAGTTGTCCTAGTGTGTCTCACCATTATTATTTCGTTCAATCAAAGGTAAGATACCTTTCTCCTTTAGGAACTCATAGAGAAAGAAACGCCCTTTTTGAGTCCATTTCGTGTTGTATTTGATGGTTTGTTTTCCATCATTGTGCGTAATGGTCACTGGCTCGCTATTCACATATCCCTTATCCAAATATTGGCGGTACAAGACCCATTGGTCAGAAACCTTGTGCTGGATACCATGCTCATGCAACAATTTGTTGAATGCTTGCGGACTCATTCCGTAATCCTGCGCCATTGATGTAATCACGCTTGTGCTCTTGTTCTTCATCATCACATCGAAGTAAGTAGTCTTAGGCTTCATCGTTGTAATCTGTGCGCTTAGTCCTACAATCTCCTGCGATGCCTTGGCAAGTTCCTCCTTCTGCTGTTTGTTTTCCAAGGTCAGTACTTGGTTCTTCTCGAACTGGTCAGCCCAAGCTCTTGCTGCTATAGCCGGATTAGTGAAATCGGGCAAAGATGGAACACTCTGCATTCTTACTTTTTTCTCAACCTCAATGAAGTACTTGCGAATCATCCTGCCTGTCTCATTGTTCTCAATCATACACAACTCCTTAGCCATATCCAAAGATAAGGCATACTCTGTAATAGTAGTAGCACCATTTTCTCGTTTAATAACTTTATTAAATGAGCAAAAGTCTTGATTTTCAACGAATCCGTACTTTTCAATACGGTTTCGAATCCAATTAGCAAACTGCTGCTTACTACCCAACTTATGGTGCAGCTCTCTTGCATTGACGGCTTGATTACCATCACGTTCTTCTACCTTGATGAGTTCAAAGCCTTCAACCTTGATTTCCTCACTCTGATTTACAAATGCTCCCAGCATGGGTGCATCATTCAAATTCTTTTCTAAATAATCTTTCATATTATTTAATAATTAATATTTAATGCTTGGCTGTGATAGAAACGGAAAGCCCCGTCCACCATATTGTGAGAGAGGATGGACAGGGCTTGTGTCAACCGTCCACTTATGTAAGGCGATGAACGGAATGACGATGCTCCACGCTTGGAGCAAATGAAAATATATTAAATATTAATTATTTCCAACTTTTGCCAGTCGTGCTCTCTCACTTCACAACCATTATTACTTTCGGCTGCAAAGTTAATGCTTTTCTCTTTAACTTGCAAACGTTTTAGTGTTTTATCTAAAACCTTAACGTTTGTTTTACTTTGGAGGACTTCTGTCCTCGCCAGCACGACCAACCATTGTGGCATGATGCTGCACATTACTTCTTCTTTCCATTATTCACGGAATTTAATTGTTAAACATCAAAGATAATGTGCAGTTTATAGTGTGCCTCACCTTATATATATTATGCTACCATTGATAGCATTTCTTTTGATTGCATCTGAACCGTACATGAAATTCTACGAAAATCTATGATTTAGGCATATTTCACTTCTTGCTTCAACCTATCACTACTTTTTAGGTGGTAAACCACGGTCATCCATAGTCGGATAGTCCACAAGCGTAAATTCGGCAGTACGGCTACCTATTTTATTTCTTTTGTCTTATCCTGCAACTAACATTCGTTGTCCTTCTAGCAATATGTTCACAGCAGCATTTATATCTCTATCATGGTGAGTTCCACAATTCGGACAAGTCCATTCTCTATCACTTAACCTCAAATCTCGTTTCTTATAACCACAAATTGAGCAAGTTTTTGAACTTGGAAAATATCTATCAACAAAAACAACTTGTTTGTTATTTACAGTTGTTTTATTAACCAAAGTATCTCTAAACTTATAGAAACCTACCTCTTGAATCGCTTTTGCAAGATGATGATTCCTTAACATCCCTTGCACATTCAAGTCTTCCATAAAGATGGTATCAAATTTTGCCAATAGTTCATTTGTTACATAATGGATATAAGCATCTTTCTTATTCGTAATTCGTTCAAATAACTTTGCAATACGAAATTGTGCTTTCTTCCTATTGTTAGAACCTTTAACTTTCTTCGATAATTGCCTTTGGAGTTTCTTTACTTGTTTCTCTTCCTTCTTGAAAAAATGTTTGTTTTCAAACACCTTTCCATCAGATGTGATAACAAAATCCTTAACTCCAAGGTCAATGCCAACTTGTTCATTTGTGTGTTCAAATCTCTTTAGTTCAGTATCTTCCATTTCAATAAGAATAGATAAGAAGAAATTACCACTCTTGGTTTTCGATAAGGTAGCACTCCTTATGTTCTTATTATACTTCTGTAGTCTTCTAAAATACAAATCTGAACAACGGAATTTGATGTTCTTTAATGCTGTAGTTAAACTGATATGTCTCGTTTCAAATGTATTGCGTTTTGAAATTGCATCGTATGGAAACAATGCAGATTGCTTATCTTTCTTTGATTTGAATTTTGGGAAACCATTATGCTGTTTGAAGAACTTTTGGTAAGCACCATCCATTTGTCTGATTGCTTGTTTCATTACCTTTGTATTTTGTTCTTTTAACCAAGCATATTGTTCATCCTTCAACAATGTTCCATGAAACCACTTTGACAAGTCAGTTACCTTTAGGTTCGTCTTATCTGCTTTGTAAGCTTTTTGTTTTTGAGCAAGGCATTGATTATAGACAAAACGATAGCATCCAAGCACCTTATTAAGTGTTTGTTCTTGTGTTTTGTTTGGATATAATCTTATTTTTACTGCTCTAAACATTTTAAAACTAATTTTAATTGTTAAACAAAAAGGTTATTGGCAACGTACCAGTGGGAGTTTAGATTTCTGTCGTGTCCCGCTCACGACCTGCTGCCAAGTAACCTATATATCTTACGCTACCATAGATAACGTCTCTTTGTCAATCTGAACCCACTGGCAAGCATACTTGCGGAAAAAGATGTCCGAATCGAACCGCTTGCCATCCACAATGATGTGGCTACCTTTGCATTCGAACTTATGGTTTCGGTTTAGTGGTATCAAAAGGTACGTATTACCCTCTTTCTTGTCGTACACAAGCGTCAAGTCTGTGCCGATAACTTGTGATACCACCTTGCGCTCATCTGAGCTTAAAACGCCAATCTTGCCATCATGCTCAACGTAAAGAGCATCCTTTAAATTCTTATCCATATCTCTTAAATATTTAATGTTCAAAGTCCGGTGCAGTTTAGCGTGTGCCTCACGAAATCTATTACAAGTCACACTCGTATGAGTATTGCTTTTTCAGCTTGTTCAATGCGTTCTCGGTAACGTAGTAGATGTTATCGAAATACTCGCTTTTCTTGATGCTTCGGCTTTCCTTCAGCTCTACCTTGTGATTGAATGTCACTTCGTAGCGGTTTGCGATGCTTGTAATCAAGAAATCGACCTCACGCTTGCGTCTGTCCAGCTCGGTCTCTTTATACTCACCACGCTTGTTGAATGCGTCCTTGTTCGTCTCTTCGATGGTTGCAACCATGTTGCCTTGCATCACGATAATCTTTGCGCCCATATCTAGTTTCTTTTTAAATCGTTAGAAATCTGTTATGCAACTCTCATAAGGTTTGCCTTCTTGAAGCAACGCCATTCTTCTTTCTCGGTATCGAAGTACACTTGGCAAGTGTCATTCATCTTGCGACCTGCACCCTGTGTAGCTGGGATAACCTTCTCACTCAATGTACCGAATGCCTCACGCAAGCTGCCATCAACCTTCTGGAAGTAGAACTTCACGATGCGCTTCTTCATCTGACCCTTCAGCTTGATGTTCATCCAAGCGACCTTTAAAGCCTCGCTCATTGTGTAGCCATTCTTCTTGATGAACTGCCAAGCAAGCTTCATTACCTCACTCAATGTATTTCTTAATGTAGTAGCCATAATCACTATACCGTTTTACGAGTGCCGACTCGGAGGTGCAACCTCAACTAAATTAATAATGTTATTGTGACCTTTGTTTCTTAATCACGATGCAAAGGTAACTAATTTCTTAGATATTACCAAATATTTTATTTAAAATCTTAGATATTTAACATAGTGTTAACAATTATCTAAGATTATGAAAGGTTTATTAACTAAAATCTAATTTCTTAGATGTTTTTAGTACTTTTATTTGGTAGTTTCAAAAACTTTTCATATCTTTGCACCCATAATAACATTTAATATATTAGATATGAACATTCAAAAAGTAATCAAGAGACAAGGTTTTACTATTTCGCAGGTTGCGGCATTGGTAAAAAACCAAAGAGGAGGTATTGGCGTTAGTCAAGGTGCATTATCCTCTACATTAAATAACAACCCTGGTATTGAAAAGCTCCAAGAGATTGCTAATATAATAGGTGTATCTCTTTCTGAGCTTGTAGCGGACGAAAACGAACAGCAGTGTGCTTCTATAGTTTGCCCTCATTGTGGCAAGCCTATTAATATTAAAGTGGAGGAATAAGTATGGGTACTGATATTGTATTTATGGGTGCTAACAGCCAAGTTCTAACGAATAGCTTGCTTGTAGCAAAAACCTTCGAGAAGAGTCATAAGCATGTTTTGGATTCCATCAAAAACATACTCGATATGTCAGCCGAAAATTCGGCTCACATTGATTTACAAGACCTTAGCAAGGATTTCGAGTTGATTTCTATAGATATTCCAATGCCTAATGGAGGTACAAGAAAATCACCAGTCTATGTGATGAACGAGGAGGGATTTACTCTTTTGGCTATGGGGTTTACTGGTTCAAAGGCTATGCTTTTTAAAATGAGATATGTAAAGGCATTCCAAGAAATGCGCAAATCCATACAAACGGTAGAGTCTAAGCGCATCGAGGAAGAAAAGAAGCAAAATGAATTGCCGAATGATTTCTTTCTTAGACTTTTTAATATTTAATACAAATTGGAGGATAAAGTATGAGTAAGACAAAAAACGGCAGCATTCCTTATGAGCGACAGATGAAGTATATTCTGCACAATTACGACCAGTTGGTAGAAGAAAACAAGAAAATGCGAGCCGTGCTTTCAGAAATCAATAAGTTATGCCCTCCTGACAAGGTTACGGAAACAATAGACGCATTACAAAAGCAGAATGATGGCTTAAAAAGCGAGAATGATGTTTTGAAAACAGCAATAGAAGCTAGGAAACAGAAACTAAAGGATATTGAAAAGATAGTCAAGGAAGGACTGAAGGAAATGGGAATAGAAGTTCCATGCTATTTTCCGCTTGAAGCCAAACTCTGGTCTCTGTTCCAGATGTCCGGCTATCTGAAGCAAAAGGAGGGGAAATAGCATTCCTCTCCTTTGCCTAGAAATTCAACGAAGGCATGTTGTTGTTTCCGAAAAGTAACCTGAATGTTTCCTTTCCCTTTGGCGTGATTAGGGTTCTTGTGCCAGTCGCCTTGTCATTTCCCCAATCCTTCATCTTGAACAGGTCATCGTTATATTGCGAGTATGGCTTGATATGGTTCTGCTTGTCACGGTAGATGTATTTTTTCGCAATCAGTATCTTTATGAATTGGTTCTGTTTCAATCCAATCTCCTTTGCCGTGTCTCTGAAGTTCGTAAGTAAGCCTTTATCAACCAAGTTATCAAAGTATTCTGCCTTTGGCTGCATTTCCTTGTTCTTTTCCTCAATGGCTTTCTTCTCTTCCTGCTCCTTTATCCAACGCTTCGCTCTCTCAATTGGGTCTTCAATCTGATAAGAAGGTATCATGCCTTGTGCTACACAATGAAAGACCTTGCGGTATATCTCGAATACTGGGCGTACTTTGCGGGCAATAAAATACTCCAAGCAAGCAGAAGTGAGATAATAATTAATCTTATTGCTACCGCCCCAATCTTGCTTGCCATTTTGGGCAAGTGAGTTATCAGAATCTTGCTCCGCATCATTGAGGAGCGAGTTTTCCGCATTATTGCGGATAACGATAAAGTCCACATTCTCAATGAAATTGGTCTTCAAGGCACGCACAGCATTATCCTTTCGCTCGTAAGCGAGCTGCCAGACATCATCAAGATTTACCGGATATTCCTTGCTCTGCTTATCTAACTCCAAAACACTACGAAAGTATCGCTCCAAATCTGATGAAGTACTTTCTTTTGTTAAAACAATCTTACTTTCCATTTGTTTCTTCTTTTCAGTTTTTAACGTGTGTCTCACGCTCTAAAAATTAAGCTGTTATTCCTATAATGTGGAAATCGGATGCAAAGATACGACTTTTTAGTGTAACTTGCAAGTATATTAATGCAATAAAGGTTATTATAACAAAATATAACAGATAGTATAATAATAGTTAAATATAAAGACGAACAATGGCGGTTTCGTATAAAAGATGTACTTTTGCATACTAGTATTCCGCATCATCCATAGTTGGAGCTAGGGATGTGCTGGATAAACTGGAAAGAGTTAAGTAACGTGGGGTGTTCCCGCAAAGTTCAATAATTAAAAGTATGGGATTATGAAGAAGGTCTTATATTTTATTTCTTTTGTTGTACTATTGTTGACTAGTTGTACATCAAAGGAAAACAAAGCAGATGCCCTTATTAAGGCAAGAGGGTTTGAGTGTGCCAATGTAGAGAAGTTAGAGGAATTCCAATGCAATCCTGCTTCTGCCGAAATGGTTATGGTTGCTTATAATAGTTTGTGGCGCAACGACTCGCTGTGTAGGAATATGTATTTGTCTAGTAGTAATATCAATTATGTTTATAATGAGATACAAAGACAAGAGCAAAATGCAAAAAATCTGTTGGAAAAATCTGATGAGATTGGCATGATTAATAATCATACAGAATTATGTGGTTATTATGTTGTTATCTCTCCTGATAAGATTAATGGTGCGTATATAGACAAAAATAGAAAATGTACAAGATATGAAGTATTCTTCGATAAAGATGTCGAACGCATCATAGGAATACATCCAATTTGCAAATAAATGAATTAACAGGTTTAATGTTGTAAAGTTAGTATATTAACAATTTAAATAAATGTGATTATGAAGAAGAAATTAATAATTGCCATCATCGCAGCAATTCCCTTGTTGATGGTGTGCAGTGGATGTAATAATCCTAGAGATATTGAGGAAATGCTATCAGAACAAGGATATGAGTATGTTTCTACTATAAAAATTGATAGTGCTTTTGTTATAGAAGGGGAAAAGGAAAGCCGAACCTACATTAATTGTTGCGAGGCTGAAATGAAAGTGGATTCATTGATAAAGTCCGTTCCATCAAGTTTGACGTATGAACAAAAGAGAAAATTCGATAATAATATAATGCCAATAGCAGCCGCAGTATCTTCTCTTAAACAAGAGGCGGTAAATGAGGATATTGATATGACGTATTCGTTAAATGAAAAAGAGTTGAAGTTTGTGCATTCTGGTTGGCTCGCTTATGTAAAATTAAAAGTATGTGGAAAGGTTGACGAATATATAGCGTGCCTTAACAAAAGCCGCTCTGAAATCATTTATGTTGAGCCAAAGAAAAAAATAGATTATAACTACATATTACGGTATGGGTATTTTGATACGTATAATCCTTACATGAAATACTAAGGTCTTTATAATAATGTGTAATTTAAAATAAATGTATCTTATATTAAAATAACGTTAACAAATAAAAGAAAAGCATTAAAACTCTTGCAAGTTTCAGATAAAATGCTTACCTTTGCAAACGAAATCAGAAATGGTTCAGCCGTGAAGTGGAAAGCATGGTTACTGAGATAAGAAGAAATTTAAGAGTCTTCGGGCTTTTCTATACTTTTAGCCTCGTCCGCACTTTCCACATTAGCGGGCGGGGCTTTTGTTTTGCCCAAAAGGTAAGAGGCATACCTGTAAAACTGCCGTGTTTAATTAATAATTATGTAGAGTAATGAAGACGATTTCATTGAAATTGGTAGGCACTAAGCCTTTGATGGTTCACAATCCAAGAGTAGTTGATCCATTTGACAAGTACAAGAAACTTTTGCAGCCATTGACTAGCAAGCGAACAAAGACAGATGATGATTTGTTGGAGATTTGCCGATTGCAATTCCTTGCATCCTTGTACTATCGCAATGGCGAGTATGTGTTACCACAATCGCATGTAGAGGGTAGTTTTCAAGCTGCTGCCAAAGAACGTAAGCTTGGCAAGAAGTTTGAGCGTTCCTTCGGTCTTTATGGTGATGGTGTATTGCAATTCAAGGACAACGACAAGACACCGGAAGAACTTTTTGAGGTTGGTCGCACAAAGGAGGGTTATTTTGACCCATCAACATCTTATGTTGACACAAGAGCGTGTGGTATCAAAGGTTCTGTTAAAGTCCCTGCAACAAGAGCGATATTCCCAGAATGGTCAACAGAAGTTACTTGCTGGTTCGATGAGACTCAGCTGAACGAGGAGGAAGTATTACAGGTGGCTGAGATTGCAGGTCTTCGCTATCATGTCGGTACTTACAGAAAGCTTTATGGAGCGTTTAAAGTAGAAAAGAAATAATTCATTCAATAATAAGGTATGGTGCGGAGAGGTTTGGTAGGGTTTAGTGAAGTATGGTAAGGTGCGGTAATGTTTAGTGAGGTGAGGTGTGGTAGAGAAGAACACAATGAAGGTCGTAGGCGAGGTTCGACTCCTCGCCATTGTGCTATAAAAATATTTAGTGCGGTTATGTGAGGTGAGGTTATGTGGAGTATTGCAAGGTTTGGTGAGGTGAGGTACGGTAAAGTATGGTAAGGTTCGGTGAGGTTTAGTAGAGACGAACTCCCTACATGGTGGTTATCTAAGGTTCGATTCCTTAGTAGGGAGCAACATTAAAAGAATGAAAATATGAAAGAAGATACGAAAAATGGTTTTGATGGTTTGGAGGAAGAAATTCTTTCTACATTTAAAGATGGTCAATTGATTTCGCATGAATGGATGAAATTAAAGTTTGGTATTACTCCTTTATGTCGGGATGATTACAAGGATGTCCAGAAGCTATTCCAAGCCAAGGATAAACAGCAGTTTGATTATATGACCTTGGTAGATAAATTGCGTTGGGATATGCTGAAGCGAAAGAAATGCTATCTTAAAAACATTTATGGTGATGGTTATGTGATTGTTCCAAAGGAAGAACAGGCTGAATATGGATTCACTCAAACGATGAAGGAAATCAAGGAGTCTTTGCGCAAAGGTGCTTTGATAATAGGGAATGTGAGACCTTTGCCAATGTTTGCCGTATCATCCTATAATGATATTAAAAGCCGTTTCAGCACAATAAAAAGCGTGTTGTCTGCGTTAAAGCTATAGAGCCGCAACCTTTTAAGCGTGTGGCTTCAATTGTTATATAGAACTCAGAGTCTTCTGCATGTGAATGTAGAAGACTTTTTGTTAATTGAGGTTAATATAACAAAAAAGTTATCCTTTTATTTGCATATATAACAAAAAAGTTATATCTTTGCATTGTCTTAAGGACAAAAGAGGTCTTTTACTTATTTATTAATTTCTTCTATATATGATGAAGACTAGTCAATTAGTGAGAAAGCTGACCCAAGCAGGTTGCTATGTGGTTCGGCATGGTGGTAATCACGACATTTGGTTTAGTCCAACAACAAAACTTAAATGTCCAGTGCCACGGCACGGCAGTCGTGAAGTTTCTCGAAAGACTTACGACAGTATTCTTGAAAGATTGCTTGGGCTTTAAGCCCAGCAATTTTTTCGCTTATATAGCAAGACGTTGATATGGGTTTAAGACCTCTTTTTAAAGTTTAGAATCGGAATTATGGCAACAAAGGTAATTATACAAGTAGAAAAGTGTAAAGAAGAAAAGAATTTTTCTTGCTATATGGTGGATAAATTTCCAGACTTCCATTTAGTCGGATTTGGCAACTCTGCAAAACAAGCGATGGATGATATTTTTGTAGCAAAGGAAGAGATTAAAGAGCTTCTTGAAGAAGAGGGAAAGCAAATGCCTGAATTGGTGTTTGAGTTCCGGTATGATATAGGTTCTTTCTTCGATTATTTTTCATATCTGAATATAAATGGTGTCGCAAAGAAAGCTGGAATTAATGCTTCTCTGATGCGTCAGTATGCAATGGGAATCCATGAGCCTAGCAAAAAACGTAAGCAGCAAATTCTTGATTGCTTACATGGAATTTCAAAAGAATTACAGGCTGTCGTGATTTGACGGTCTTTATATATAGAAGAAAAATAAGTAAACAACCGAGCCTTCTGCATGTGAATGTGGAAGGCTTTTTTGTATCTAGACATTATTCTTTGCACTTAAATTTTTTGTGAAATCATACCTTTTAATTCATTCATTATTCCTTTGATTATTAGCTAATTTTGCCAATAAAACATAAAATATGGCAGAATTAGAATTTAACCTCCGAGCGAATTTCTCCCAAATCAAGGAAGCCAAGGAAGAACTTGAAAGATTGCGTGGTGAGTTGTTGAAGACTTCGAGAGCGACAGATAAATCTGTGGTTCAAGACCTCACGGATAAATATGCGGAACAAAAGCGTAAAGTAACCGAATTAAGCGAAACAATGGGTCGTTATTCTTTGGTAATGAGCAGCGATTATGCTAAGAAAATGCAATCTTTGACACGGGAAGTATATGCTTTTGAATTGCAAGCCGACACGACCAGGCGAAAGATAGAGAAGCTTTCAGACGAGATAGCGAAAATGGAAAGCAAAATGCGCAGAGGTGGCCTTGATGTAGGAACAAGCGCAATTCTTTCTGATAACATATCATCCGGCTATGCCTCGTTGAAAGATGAAAAGGCTAGATTGGAGAATCTTACGGGATTAAGCAAGCAAGCGAGACAAGAGTTACAGAATATGCAAACGGAATATGCTAAGTATTCGGGTTCTGTATCTCCTGCTAAGGATATGACCAATCAAATGACGAATGCTTTTGCCCAAATGATTGCGGAAATGAAGCAAGCCCCTACTGTCGGTGAAGGTATTTCCTCATTATTTGGTCGTTTGAATGGAGACGCAAGACAACTAGCTATGAGTTTGGTTGGAGGTTTGGGCTTTGAACAATTGGCTGAGCACATCTTTAACGTCCGCTCTCAATTCCAACAATTAGAAATTTCTTTTACAACAATGTTGGGTAGCGAACAAAAGGCTGGTGCGCTTATGGATGAACTTATCCAAACTGCTGCTCGCACACCTTTCAACATGACAGACGTTACAGAAGGCGCGAAACAACTTTTAGCATATGGAATTCAAGCCAATGAAGTAAATGATACCTTGGTACATTTGGGTGATATAGCTTCTGGCCTTAATATTCCTTTGTCGCAGCTTGTTTATTTGTATGGCACGACCATTTCACAAGGAAGAATGTTTACAGTTGACTTGCGCCAGTTTATGGGCCGAGGCATTCCGATGGCAGAGACGTTGGGGCAAATTATGGGTAAGACAACCCAAGAGGTTCAGCAAGCGGTTACAGATGGAAAGGTCGGAGCTGATTTGGTGAAAGAAGCAATTGTGAAGATGTCAAGCGAGGGTAGCAAATTCGGAGGCTTGATGAACAAGCAAGCCGAAACCCTTCAAGGTCGTTGGTCGAACATAGAAGATACGATAGACCAAGCAATCAACTCTATAGGACAAAAGACACAAGGAATCTTTGGTACAGGTCTTGACTTAATATCTTCTCTGATAGAGAATTGGGAAACTTTGGTTAAAGTTATTGGTTCAGCGGTTGTTATGGTCGGAACTTACAAGGCTGGCTTGATGGCAGCGGCAAGCATTCAGAAGGTTCAGAATGCTATGACAATGGCATCAATCACAGAGGAACTTGATTCTAAGTTAGGAGAGGCAAGAGACCAAGAAAACAACTTCCGTTCCTTAAATGGTAAAGACACCAAGCAGTATCGGGCAAATAGATACAAGGCTTTAGGTGATGCTATTGCCGATACGTCAAACATTGGTGATGATAAGACCGAGGAAATCGTCTCAAAGCAAATTGAGATGGCGAGAAACGAGGGTCTTATCACCGAGCAGATGGCTCAACAACTCCAAACAAAGCGAGATTTACTGGTTGCCCAGCAAAAGGCTGCTGATAATGAGCGCATGGAGTATGAGAACGCAAAGCGGACAAAAGAAATAGAAGAGGAAGCCGCACGACAGAAGAGAGCCGATGCGGAAATGGCTGCTGAAATTAACGCAAAGGCTGCAAAGAAAGCCGCTATAGACGAGGCTAACAATACTCCTTTGGGTAAGGCTATTCTTAACACAAATGCTATAGAGGAAAAGAAGAAACAGGCAGAAGCAAGCATCGAATTAGCCAAAGAAGAGGCAAGGGAACAACATGGAATTGTTGAGGAAATCGGTGCTCAAATCAAGAAGCAAGAAGAACTTGTAGCCGCAAAAAAGGAGCAGGTAAAGTCTTCATACCAAAACGTGACAGATTTGGGCGGTTATGATGATAGCTTTGGTGATGATTTGAAATTACGAGACCAAGCAGTAAATCAATATGTAGCTGAGCAGCAAAAGTTGAACGACCTCAAGCAGAAGAGTTATGAGGCTTCCCAAAAGGCATATATCGCAGACCAAAAAGTATTGGGTATGCAAGAAGACCTTAAAGGTGTAACCCAAGAGCTTAATCAAGCTATAGAGGAGGAAAACCGAATCTATGGAGAAACTGGAGCTAGTGCGGACGAGATAAACAAGCTGGTGAATGAGGGTGTTGCGGCAAAAGAGGGTGATACGGCTGCGGTTAATACGAATACTACTGCCAAACAAGGGAATACGACATCTGAGAATGCGAACTTTGCGGCACGAAATGCTAATATGGGAGCTACCACAAGGCAATCTGCGTCTAATGCGGCAAACACAACCACAGAGAATGTTAATTCTGCGGCTACCGGAGCAAATACGGTTTCTCAAAACGTGAATACAAGTGCGAAGCAACGCAATTCCTTTGTTACAGGAATGATGTCAGTTGGCACAAAGGCAGCAACCTTGGCTCAATCGGCTTTTTCTTGGGCAACTAATGCTTTGACAACAAGCTTGCGTAGTCTTTGGGCTGCAATGCTTGCAAATCCTTTAACTACCATCGTTACTCTGGTGAGCACAGCTATTTCTGTTTTCTCTATGTTTGGTGACGAAACAGAAGATGTTGCGACAAAGGCAACAAATTTAGGTAATAAAGCATCCGAGGCAAGTGCAAAGGTTCGTGCATTGTTTGCTATCTTAGGGGATGGAAAGGATGCGGAAAGTCATAAAGACACGATAGATGCACTGAAAAGCGCATACGAACAATATGGTGTAGTGCTCGATTCCGCAATCATGAAGTCCGAAAACGAAGCTTCAAAGATACAAGAGCTTATAAAGCATAAGGAAGATCTGATAGGTGTCATTGAGGAACAAACGGTGGCAATGGAACATCAAAATGCTATACAGCAGATTTATGATACATACAAGAACGATAAGGATAAAGCTAAAACGAATTTCATAAATGCCACGGATGGTGTTCTTACCAAGGAACAAGCAGGGATGGCGACTATGTTGGTAAGCCAAGAAGATTTGGATAAAATGGCGAAGCTGCAAGGTGAAATCGATGGATTGGATAAAAGGACTAACAAGTACAAAGAAACAGTAGAAAAGCTACGAGGGGTATCTGGAAATGTATACAAGGATATTGAAGCGTACTATCTCAATCTGAAGCTGACAAAAGAACAAATAGCAGAAATAACCGCTGAGACATATAGCTATATTGCAGCAAGCACGCGTGCCAATGTAAATAAGCAAAAGTCTCTTGATGCGGAGGATAAGGCAAGAGCGGCAGTAGAGAAAACCAGGGATGCTATCAATAAGCTTTCTGATAGTACAAGCGAGAATGCCGCACGCACCAGATTGTCGAAAAAGTCTTTTAAGGAAATGGCTGTTGAAATGGATGAAATCCGAAAGATTTGCGAGAGAACTTATCATATGAAAATCAAAGTTGATTATGATGATAAATCATTGCCAGCTTGGATTAAGAATATGTCTCAGAGCCAAAGGGCAGGAAGCGCAAGAGCTAGATTGGCTTGGTTGAAAACCCATAAGCCAGGAGATACAACAAAGAAGTTTGGTGGAACTAATAAGGATTATTGGACAATTTATAATGAAAACCGAGGACTTCAATACAAGGGGGAAAAGGTAGAAAGTACACCAACCGAGACTGAGGGTCAGAGAAAGAAACGTCTCGCTGCTGAAGCTAAGAAAAAACGTGAAGCGGAACGTGCGGCAACTAAGGCAGAGCGTGAAGCAAATCAAAAGGAGACGATGGCTGGTAACAAGCGCAAGGCAGAGGAGGACTATTCCAAGTCTATTTCATTCTATTCGGAGAAAGCCAGTGATGAGTTGTCAAAGCGAAGAACGGAATTGATTAAAAATGAGACCGAAAAGGAGATTGCTCAAATTAATATGTCTTCAGACAAGGAGAAAAAGGCTATAGAGGATTCGATTGACAAACTCGTTGAGGCTAAGAAAAAGAAAGACCAGATCGTTTGGGTAAATTCGGGCAAGGGTCGTAAAGCCAACATGTGGAAACAGGGTAAGTCCGATGCGGAATACCGCAAAGAGGTCTTGGACACACAAATGGTTGACGACAAGGGTAATCATCTTGGGAAGACCATTGGGCAGAACTCAGAAGACCAAATTGCCTTGATTGAGAAACAGAGGCAATTAAAGCTGAAGGAAATCCAGCAAGCAGAGATAAAGGACATGTTGGATTTCATGAAGCAATACGGCAGCTTAGAACAACAACGTTATGCTATCTTGAAAGAATATGCCGACAAGATAGACCTTGCAAGAGAAAAGGGAGATACTTTTGGTGCAGCGAACGCTGAAATGGAGATGAACGACCAGTTGAAGAAGTTGAATTTTTCGGATTTCAAGGATTCTATCAATTGGGATGTTGTCTTTCAGGATATGAACCGATTGAGTATTCCTTATCTTGAAGACATTCGTAAGAAAATGAAGGAGTTGCTTGGTTCGGGTACGTTGGAAATTGATGACATGAAAACCGTATCTGACCAAATCTACAAGATTGATGATGCGATTTCCGAGCAGAAGGATAGATGGGGATTGGTTAATGATGCAGTCCGTGAACACCGTAGGCTTATTGATGAGGCGAAGGATGCGCAAGACCGATTGGCACAAGCTAGAAAGGGGGAGTTTGATGCCAAGGCTGATAATATGAGCCAAAGGAGAAAAATCCAAGGAGTGTTTGCTGAAAGTGGGGTTAACATAGATACCAGTAATATCACTTCTGCCAATAAGGACAAACTTATGGGTTCTACCAAGAATCTCAGTGTAAGCCAAACGGAGAAGTTACGTAAGCTTTTTGATGATTTGGCGGTTTCAGAGGTTAAGGTCGGAAAGGCTACAAAGGAAGTCGGAAAGGCACAGGAAGAAGCCAAGGTAAAGCAGGATGCTGCAAAGAAGAGCTTGCATGATACTATAGAGGAATGGGCTGAGGGCTTGAGGAAAATCCAAGAGAAGCTGAAAGACCTTCCTGGGTTAGTCGATGCGTTAGGTCTCGGAAACACAGGCTTTGGTAAAGCCGTGAATAACGGAATGGATGCATTGAACAGTGGAACACAAGCTTTTTCTGATTTTGCAAGCGGAAACTACATAGGTGCGGCTATGAATGGAATAAAAACCATTGGCTCGTTGGGCAAGATGTTCGGTATAGGCGGAGGTAATGGTGCAGAAGTTGCGAAGAAAACTGAAGAGCTGACCGAGAGCAATGACAGATTGATGTATTCCATTGATAAGTTAAAAGAGTCTATTGACAAATCTTCCGGTTATACAGCCGTCAGCAACTATAATGCTGCTTACGATGCTCAAAAACAGGTTAACACCCAAACGATGGATATTCTCAAAACACAGATGGGGTATCATGGGGCACACCATTCAAATGCTTATTATTGGAATCTTTCTGCACAAGATTATGCGGCAATCAATAAGACTTTGGCACAGCAATCGGCAGTCAGAGGCGGTTATACCAATTCTTCGATAAACAAGGTTAATTCCTTGGAGGATATATATAAGCTCACTCCAGAGCAGATGGCTGACATTCGTACACATAATGCGGATGTATGGAAGAACATGACCGACCAAGGTAAGTATGATAAGACGGAATATTGGGAGCAATATACAGAACTGGCGGGAAAACTAGAGGAGTTGACGGAGCAAATCAATGAGAATTTGACTCAAACAACCTTTGATTCGATGAAGAGTGACTTCATAAACAATCTTATGGATATGAGTAAGTCTGCAAAGGATTTTTCTAATGACTTCACTACAATGCTCAACCAGTCGATGCTTAACTTCGCTTTGGGAGACCTTATGAATAAAAAGCTTAAGCCTCTTTATGAGAGCTGGGCAAACAAGATGAAGGAGAATGGAGGAAGGCAGCTCACGCCAACCGAATTGAATAATCTTAAAGAAGAGTATGACAAGATAGTTCAAGAGGGTTTGGCTATTCGTGATAATATTGCTGATATTACGGGTTACAAGCAATCTTACGAGCAGTCCGCTTCTTCCGGTTCTTTTGAATCAATGAGCCAAGATACAGGAGAAGAGTTGAATGGTCGTTTCACTGCGGTGCAGATCGCCACAGAGGGAACGTATGAGGAAGCAAAGCTCATAAATACCAAGTTGGATGCTATTGCGGCTCGTGATGGTGGTACAGAGGGCAGCTTATTGACGGCTAGCGTGAATACCATTATGGGAAATGTAGGAAATATTTGGTTAGCCGTTGATGAGGGAAGAACCATTCTTGCCCAAAGCTTGATGTACTTGCAGTCGATTGATGAGCGACAAGAGCGATGGCATAAGCCTATGTTGCAAGCATTCAATGATATACACGAATTGAAAGACAAGATGAGTAGATTGTGAACTTAATATGTGCCATGTTTAAAGCAGGAGGGGAATGCGTGACGCACTCTCCTCCTTATTATTTGTTGTAGAGTATTACTTTGTTTTTCACAATATAGATAAGTGTTGTTAAACTGAGTGCTAATTTTTGGTAGAGTGGAATATAATAGTTATCTTTGTAGTCGATTTCAAAACTTATAAGGACATGAAGATATTAGAACCAAAATATGAAATCCTATCCCAAGGAGAGGGGATGGATGGAGTTTACAAGCAGATAGAGCTGTGTGGTCGCACATGTTATGCGTCAAGTATGAAGATAGACAAAGACAGCGCAAAGCCTTTCGTTGAGCGTATGGTAAGCAGCAACCATCTTGCCATGTGCGAGCATGGAACAATCTATCTCCATGTTGCTTACGATAATGACTTCTTTGTACCTGAATCTTTGTTGGTCAAGCACTATCGTGAGAACAAGTATTCCAAGGTGATGCAGATAGGTAACGATTACTTTATTACGACCAACTACAGAGTGATAGTTGAGAATGAATGGTTTGACGACTTGGACTATATCTGCGAGCCTACGGAATGGCATGAGAAACGAATAACCGTCCGCTTTACTACTCAGATTGCGGTAAGTAGAGAGGCTAACAGGCATCGTGTTGATTCCGTAGCGGAACAAAGCACCCGATATTGCAACTATAGTAAGGATAAGTTCGGAGGCGAGATTGCTATCAACAAACCAAAGTGGGTTAGCGTTGATGATGCGGTTAATCCATTGTCTTTCGATGGTGGAACATTTGTTGACCTATCAAAGAACATCGGTAGTTATGAGCATTGGAGTCCAGTAGAAAAATGGTGGTTTGCTAATAGAGTATGCGAAATGATGTATTTGTCTTTGGTCAAGGATGATGGTCTTAAGCCACAGGATGCGAGAACAATACTTCCTCTTGATACCAACACGGAGTTGATTCATACCGCATTTGTGAGCGATTGGAAGCATTTCTTCGAGCTGAGAAGTCTTGGTACGACCGGAAAGCCTCATCCAGATATTGAAGTCTTGGCAACACCATTGATGAATGAGTTCAAGGAACGAGGTTTGATTTAATCGTTTATGAAGAAGAAAGCCAAGCAAATAGCCAAGGTGATGAGCAATGATTCTTTGGAGGTTGTTGCTCAGATGATTGCTGATGAGGCTAAAGGTGTGCGCTACGAGGTGTATGCCGATGGTTCTAGTAAGAAAGAAAAGTGTGGTTGTGGCTGGCTTGTGCTTCATAAGGGAGTTATTATCAAAAGTGGGAAATATACTTTTGTCACAGCTAAAGTGAACGATTCGGTGAGAGCCGAAATAAGGGCGGTCATTCAAGCATTGGGTGATTGCCCTCCTTTGTGTTCTGTTGATGTATATGTGGATTGCCAAGTGGCTATAGAGAGAATACAGGCTTGCAAGTTAGGAGACTTACAGCCTATATATAATAAGGTAGCGAAAGGCAAGACGATAAGATACCATTGGGTAAAGGCTCATAGAGGTAATATGTATAACGAAATGGTGGATTCTTTGGCTTTTTCTGCTACAGAAAGTTAATTTTTCGCATAAGTGTATAATAAGCGTTAAATGATAAAGGAAATACATTAAATAATTTGCATATTTCGGATATTCTTTGTATCTTTGCATCGTAATTAAGAAACAAGGTTACTAATTTTAAAAGGTGAGACACACCGTAAAAACTGTGATTCGTTATGAATACTAGATTGAGTAAGAAAGAGACAATGGTTTATGGCAACATCGGAGTGATGGCTGACGTAATCGGAGGTAATAAGTACTTCACTTTTGAAGACTTGTATGATTTCGATTTGGATAATACCAAGGATGAGTTGAGAGAAATCTTAAATTCTTTGACCGAAAAGGGTTATCTGAAGAGTTTTAACGATTTCGATAAAACTTATCGAGTTTTGAAGTAAGAACAATAAAGGGGATATAAAATCCCCTTACATTATAAATTTAGAACGTGAGACACACGTAAAACTGTATTGAAAAAAATGAAAAAGGTATTCACGATTGAGAATGCATTAACGCTTTTGTTTGCTCTTGAAATAGTATCATTAATATTTTTTCTAGGATAGGGCTTATGCAGATTAAGTTTGGTAAGATAAAGTTTACTGCGGCTAAGTCCGAAAAAGGATGCCGCTTTGATGCTTGCTACAAAGGGGAGCATGTGGCTTTTGAGAGTGAAGATATGTCTTTGTATGATGATGTCTTTTCTGATAATAACAGAAGAGCAAAGGCTGCAAAGAGGGTGATTTACGAGAACATAAAGCATAAGTATTATGAGACCCATAGAGATTAGCGAATTCAACGCTGCCGATGAATTTGTCGTTGAGGCAATGATGCAAGATGGCAAATTCAAGGTAATCGGCAAGGTTATTACGGACAACAATCTTCTGAATGATGATGATTTGGAAACCATCTGGGATTATGCCAACTGGGAGACGAACGGCTATGAAAAGATGGTTGTCTCTAATGGAGTGTACTTTGGCTTGAAAGCATTTAGTGATGGTCGATTGTTCTATGTAATTACGGATGATGAGGTCGGAGTGGTTAACGACAACATTATGGTACGTAAGCATTACGATGTCAATAATGGCTATTACATCAAGTCTTCTAGGTTGCACAAGGGGCAGAGTAAGGATATTTGGTGCTTTGGTAGCCGTGAGACCATAACTAGAGAATATAAGTCAAACACTTTTATATGTGATAAGTGATGGCAAAAAAGATTAATCATATTAAGCCTTCCTTCATTGAAGGTGGTGAAGTCTGGCATGATATTGATAAGTTCCCGATGCTAGACCACACTATTTTAGTTGAGTTACAGGTAAAAGGCTCAGATGGATTGATTTACCGGACGCAAGATGTATGCGTTGAGCGTGCAGATAGGTTTGAGCCTACGGTGTCTTTTGTTCCTAAGCGTTGGTCGTATGCAATAGACTTAGCTCAATGCAAGCAACTTGATGGGTAAAAATAAACAAGTTTGATTATGACAGTAGTAAGAGAAAGATTAAAAATTGCGGCTCAGATTGAGGTGCTGGAAGATATTGCTATTGATTATAGTGGAAAGACTATAGATAACATCATCCAACAGCTAGAAGCGAGGTTGACTGCGTTGAAGTAAGTTCAAGTTTGAAGTTAAAAGTCAATGAGTGGTGGACGTTTTGATTATGCTCAGTATAGGATTGCTGACATATATACAAAGATAGAAGATTATGTTGATGGTCATCCATTGGATGAGGAAGATGAAAGATGTTTCCTCGAAGACCGATGGTTGGAGGAGGATGAAGACAAGTATGTAAGAAAGCATCATCATACGATGCCTAACAGATATGGCTTATCTAAAGAGACCATCAAGGAGTTTAAAAAGGGTATTGAGCTTCTGAAGAAGGCTCAGGTTTATGCCCAAAGAATAGACTGGCTTCTTTCCGGTGATGATGGAGAAGATAATTTCCATATACGTTTGAAAGAGGATTTGGCAAATTTAAAAAGTAAGAAAGGATAGATTATGAGTTGGAATTATCGCTTAGATACACCTATGATGCAATTAGCTGAAGAGGTGAACAAGAAATATGATACTGATGCAGGTAAGATGCTTCTTTGCACTTATCTCTTCATGGTATCAAGTGAAGAGATCAAGGACAAACAAGCTTTCTTTGATTGGGTAGAAGAGCTGAATAAGTCCTGTAAGTGCGATGCGGTAAGGGAGTACGTGAAAATCAACGGCAAAGCCGATTGGCTGCATGGTGGATTCAGTAAGCCGATTTACCGACACTATAAGGGCAATTTCTATGAGTACCTTGGTGAGGTTACTGATAGCGAGACTTCTGAAGCTAAGGTTGCGTATCAAGCAGTGTGCGGACAGCATGAAGTTTGGGTGCGACCAAAGGAAATATTCTTTGGTAATGTTGAGGTAGATGGTAAGCCAGTTCCTCGATTTGAGAAGGTAAATTTAAAAGACTTAGAGAAACAAACCGAGAAGAGCAATGGACAGAGAAAAGATTAAGAGCTTGTTAGGTCAAGCAATCTTGCGAGTTAATGAAGTCGTACCGGATTTCGAAGACTTGGATAAGGTTCTTCCTTTGCTTAGACAGGCGATTGATGAATTAGATAAGTCAGAATCGGGTTCAGTTTAGAAAGGGTGAAAAATGGCAAATAGGCATACGGTAAAACCAAAGGTAGTTCCTTTTGAGATAGCCAAGCTTCTGAAGGATGTTGGCTACGATGAAAAGATAGCCGAATTTTGGGCTTACGCCAGCCCTTGGACAGCAAAGGGTGGCATTCGTAAGGGTGGTAAATATAGTGAGCATTACGGAAGTTATATCGCTTATTCAAATTCCGAGTGGGAGAAATCCAATATTGAGTTTTCTGCTGCATTAAAGTTGAATAGTAAGCATCCGGCAATATCCGCTCCAAGCTATGATATGGTGTTAGATTGGCTTTTAGAGCATTTCGGTTACTATATTTGTGTTGCAAACATTTCGAAAGGTAAGTTTTGTTGGCAAACTACATCCTGGTGTGTAGAGGAAGGCTTGTGTCATACGGATGGTAAGGAATATTCCAGTAGATACGAGGCAATGGATGCCGCTTTCAAGAGCATCTTAAAGGCTCGCATTGAGAATAAAGATAACGAGGAAATTAAAAGACTTTTGGAGGAAATACAAGATGGAAAGACTTTATGATACTTTTGTACACGCAATAATGATGAAGTTAGAAACTCGTTTATGTATTGAACTCGAATGTGTTTATAAGAATATAACAAACAAGATTGTTGAGAAGAAAGCTAAACTCACCAACGAAGACGTAATTGAGTTTCAGAAAAAACTACAAGAAGTGTACGACACGAATGCTGCTATTCGTGAAAAGGTTACTGGTATTAAAGATTTCAAGAATTGCATCTTAACTAAAGAAGCATGTGAAGAGCTAATAAAGCGACTTAGCGTGATTAATATAAAAGAAAATGAACAAGCAAAGAATGATAGAGTGGATAGCCACTTGTGATACAGGTGTCTCTTCAATGACAATGTGGAGTGCATTGATGGGGGTAAAACGAAAGAAAGATTTGAATATTCCCAAAGACAATAGTGACTTCCGTAGATGTTATGACATGGTAGAATACGGACACGTAACCTTGGATGAGCTACAAGCTGTGAAGGAGCAGTATCCTTGGTTTGCTCCTGTTGTTGACAATTGGAAGGAGTTGTCTCTTTTGTTTGAAGAAGAGCTGGACAAACGCTTGTATATGCGTATTCGTCAGCTATGTGAAGAGTCAGATGCTATCCGGTATGAGAAAAAGGGAGAACTTTATTATGAGAGGAATTTTTGGTATAATATAACACAATAATCAAATTAAGAATGAAGAAAATTATCTTAATGTTTTGTTTTGCGATACTCGGCATGAGTGCGCTTACAAGTTGTCATTCGGTTTCTCCCGATGCAGACGAAGAAGCCGTAATCGTAAAGAAGCCTTGGTTTATTGGGCATGGAGGTGTTGAACAGCAAGCAGTGCAGACTGGTCTCACTTGGTGTTGGTGGTCAACGAGTGGTTATTACTTCAAGATTGTTCCAGTCCGTCATGAGATTACCTTAGATGATTTGTTTAGTGATGATAACACGCCACTTGACTTCCATACTGTAATCATTACTCAGATTGAGCAAGGCAAGTCCCCAATTCTTTTGCAGAATTATGGAGAGAAATGGTTTGATACTAATCTCAACAATTATTTCTGCAATCTGGTTCGAGACCATATTTCTCAGCATTCCCCATTTGACTTGATGTCGAATCGGCAAGTGCTTAATCAGATTGACACCAAGATACGCAAGCAGATGCAGGACTATGTGAATGCTCTATCAAAGAAAAAGCAGATGCCTATCATCATAAAGGAGGTTATCATTGGTAAAGCTACACCAAACAAGGAACAGCTTAATGAAATGAACCGCACGGCAAAGGTCGTGCAAGCCAAGCAGACACAAGAACGTGAATATGAAGTGCAGATAGCAAGAGAAAAGGCTGAGCGACAAAAGGCAAAGGCAGATAAGGCATATATGGAAGAAATGAACCTTTCCGCTGGTCAGTTTATCAACCTTAAGTGGATTGAAACAGTAGCAAATAAGCAAGGAGCTAATATTGATGTTATGGTTGGCCCTGCTGAAAGCATGTGGAATATAAGACGCAATTAATTAATTTATAAATCAAGTAAACAGAAATGAATAAAGACAAATTAAAGGTCAGTTTTGAGATTGATCGTTACAAGGTGATTGGTATGCTCTCACGAAATTGTGAGAATGCTGAAGAGTACAATGAGATTATGGGTATTCTTGAAGGCAAGAGTGAGTTTGTGCGTGACGCGAATGGTAGCGAGGAACTTGCAAGCCGCATTTGCAATTATGCTTTAGACTCTATCTTGGTTGAGAATCCAAATTTGGCTCTCCGTAAGCGTTTGGATAAGGAACAGAAAGGCGAGGATGCTCCTGATGTTTCAAATGTTATCGAAATCAAAGGTGATGACGCAAAGAAACTTGTAGATACCCTTTGTGGTATTCTCCGCAAGGATAAGTGATGTGAAATTCATCAAAAGAATATAAATAAACACTAAAACACTTGCAAGTATAAGAAAAAATGCTTATCTTTGCATCGTGTTTGAAACAGATGGCCTTCTGAGAGGTCGCTTCTACCATAATAAGTCAAGACTTAGGAGTTTACGGCAGGGGTTCCATGTTACCCAGCCCAGCTAGACTATAACAAGGAAACTCTAATTAGGGTGAGAATCCCTAGATGCTGCATTAGACAAGTGGTTAAGTCGCCAGCTTTTCACGCTGGTATTCAAAGGTTCGAATCCTTTATGCAGTACTAAAATGCCCTATGGTGTAATGGCAACACTACAGGTTTTGGTTCTGTCATTAGTGGTTCGAATCCACTTGGGGCAACGAGGTGGAATAGGTGTATGTTCCACAAATGGTGCGATATTCAAGCGGTTAAAGAAGATTGACTGTAAATCAATTCCCATAGCGGGTTCGGTGAGTTCGAATCTCCCTTGCACCACAAGTACTTTTGTCATATAATAAGGAATGTAGCTCAGTAGTAGAGCACTTGGCTTGGTAACTAAGGGGGCGTTGGTGCGAATCCAATCATTCCTTTACGCTTTCGTAGCTCAGTGGCAGAGCATAGGATTTTTAATCCTAGGGTCGAAGGTTCGAATCCTTCCGTTGGCACAATGATACACAAGAAGAGAGCCGTGATGTTTGTTTTGTTGGAATCTCGGACATCTGTCAACGGGCAAACGTAGGAAGCAGATGAGACGAATAAAGTTGTGAATAAGTCTATGAACTAGGGGAACAAGCGGAATGGCTCTCTTTTGTGCTTCATTTGATGGTTTAACGAAAAATTGAAGAATATGAAAAGTCCGTTAAGAATGGCAGTCGCTTTAGAAAAGAACAACAAGGTATATCCAAAAGATGTACGGAAGTTCTTGATGGGATTGTACGCCACGCTGCATTTGACAGATAACGCAACGGCTAAAGATATGGAAAAGGTGGTTTATTATGCTTTTCGGAATGGCTATCTGCTAGGTGTTAAGTCTGAAGGTGGTGATGACCAAAAAGCGTATGACAGACTGCCGGATTTGGGAGTAGAAGAAGATATTGGTGATGATTTAAGAAGATAGTTGATAAAATTGGTAATTAGTTAGTGAAGTTTTTAGGCTTTGGTGTGTGAACATCGAAGCCTTTTTTATATATAATAAGGTATATAAAAAGTTGAATTGTTAACAAGACGCGTATATTAGTTACCGTAAGTTAAATAAATAAAGAAAAACATTAAAAAACTTGCAAGTTTCGAAACTTATTTGTATCTTTGCATCGTCAATCAAGATAAGTTGGTTGATTTGCCGAGTGACAAGTTTCACTCAATAAGGTGAGAGCGACACCAAGGGGTAAGACCCGAAACAACTAGCACAATTGATTATGTCTAAGCAGACTGGTTTTTCATTCGCAAGTTCAAAGAAGTCATTAATTGAGACTATTGACGAAATCAAGAAGTCAAAGATGCCTCGCAACGAAAAGATTGTTGCATTGAAGGCTTGCGGTCTTCGTGAGAAAGAAATCTCCGATATGTTGAAAGTCTATGTACCAAGCGGTTCAACTTCAACGAGATTCGTTTATACATTCGGTGTTGAGATTGAATGTGTTCATGCCGAGCGCAATGCCTTGATAGAGGCAGGTCGTCAGAATGGTGTTGATATTCATTCTGAGGGTTATAACCACACCGATAACAAGAGCTATTTCAAGATTGTTAGTGATGCTTCAGTTGGTGGTGATGTTGACCCTAACGAGGTTGTAAGTCCGGTATTGAATGGCAATACAAATGGTATGGCAACTTTGAAGAAGGCTATCAAGTCTTTGGATGCTGTAGGTGCAAGAGTTAATTCTACTTGTGGTCTTCACGTTCATATCGGTGCAGCTAAGTTGACAGGTGAGCAGTATGTTAACGTTTTCAAGAATTATCAGAAGCTTGAAAGATTGATTGATAGTTTCATGGCTCCTTCAAGAAGAGGTAATTGCCGTTGGGCAGCCAGCTTGCTTGACAAGGATTTCTCTAATTGCCACGGCAATTACGATATTAGACGTAATGTATTTCATGGAGATAGATATTACAAGGTCAATGCAGAGAGCTATGCACGTCACAAGACTATCGAATTTCGCCAGCATCAAGGTTCAACCAATTACAAGAAGATTGAAATGTGGGTTAAGTTCTGCGCAAAGCTTGTCGGTTGGTCTCGCAACAATGTCTTCACTAGCGAGGTTATGAATATCGAAGATATACCTTTCTTGAATAAAGAAGAGAAGGCTTTCTTCCAGAGCCGTAAGGATGCATTTGCAGCCAATAATGATTAATTAATGTAGTCCTAGGGTAAAAGCCCTAGGACACAAAAACAAAGTATTACAAAGAAAAAAGAAAGGGTAAAGATATGTGTGTTATTATTGTATGTCCGAAAGGTGTTGCTTTACCATCCGTAGATGAGCTGAGGGCAGCGTATATGAGAAATCCAGATGGTTGTGGGTTCGTGAGCGAGTCTGACCATTACAAGAGTTTGCATTTCTCTACATTTATCCGTAGATTGATGAAGCGAGATATAAATGAAAATGTTATCATACATTTTAGATTTGCTACTCATGGTTCAGTCAGTGTCAAGAATTGCCATCCATTCTATAAGGCAGGTTATTGGTTCGCACATAATGGAGTGCTCCCGATTTGCTCCGAGCATGATAAAACGGATAGTCAGATTTGCTTTGAACGTTTCATTTATCCTACTATCAAGAAATATGGTTGGGGTTCTAATGAACATATGAAAGAAATGAATAAATGGACAGCTCATGGTTCTAAGTTTGCAATGTTGCATAATGGTGAGATAGTGAAGTCCGGTAAATTCATAGAGCGTGATGGACGGTTTTATTCTAATTTGAATCATTTGGGTTATATGCGAAATGTTATAAACTTTTAGATGATTAATGTTTAGGTTCTTTTTATTCGACAAGCGTCAGATGTCCGTGAGGATGTTTGGCGTTTTTTTTCGTTATATGCGAGTTTAATTTTGTGTTACTACTAGTTTACGATTTCATAATAAAATAGCCTTAAATCGCTTGTAAATGCCCTTATTGCTCACTTTTAGGCAAAAGTGAGATACTTGCAAACAGATTAGTGTGTTAATTGTTCTTTTCGTATTATCTTTGCACTAGTTTTAACAAATATATCGAAAGAATGAAAGAGAAAATTTTCCAGTTACTAAAACAAGAGTATAAGTCTCTTGGGTTAGGTGATGAAGTTCTTCAGGCACATGCCGAAATGCTTGATAAGATGGGGCTTGTTACTGATGACAACATCGAGACAGTGGTTGCTAGTCAAAAGGATTTTTTGGAGTCCTTGCAAAGGGACAATGACCGCAGAGTTACCGATGCCAAGAAAAAGTTCGAGGAGGCACAGAAGGCTAAAGAAGATGCTGAACGCAAGGCTGCTGAAGAAGAAGCTAAGAAGAAAGCTGAAGAAGAAGCCAAGAAAGCCGCTGAAGAAGCCGAAAGGAAACGCTTGGAGGAATTGGCAAAGAAAAACGAAATGCCGGACTATCTCAAAAAATACTTTGAAGAGCAGGCAGCAGAGAAGAAAGCTTCAGAGGAAGCAAGAACCAAGGAACGTGAAGAGTTCAAGAAACTCGTAGAGACCTTGACTCAAAAGAACACCGATCAAGCCAAGACTTACAACGAACAGATGGAGACGCAAAGCAAGACCATTAAGGAATTGCAAGAAACTATCCAAAAGCAAGCTGAGGAGGCTAAGGCTAAGGAAGAGGCTGCTGCAAAGGCAAAGGCAAAGGCAGACCACGATGCGAAGATTTTATCAAAGGCTAAGGAGTTGGGCATTCCCGAAAGTCGTATCAACGAGGGTTTCACATTGAGCGATGATGCTACAGATGAAGCTATCGAAACATACCTCTCCAAGGTAGCGAACAACTACAAGGCGTTGCAACAACCACAATTCGGGGGCAGCTATCGTGCTAGCGAGGGTGAGCCAACAAAGGATGACGTTGACAATGTAGCCGCATCATTAGTTCAGTCACTTTAAAAATTGAAAAACATGAATCAGGAATTGAAGACTACAAAAAAGCAAATTGTCTTTGGTGAGGATTCCGTCATTATCCAGAAATGGGAAGGCGACATCAAGGGCGGTCGTGCTTTGGATTGGACAGGTGTAAAAGATGAAGTTCTTTACGCAGGTCGTGTTATCGTGACAGATGGTAAGGGAACTTACAAGCCATTACCTATTGAAACAGACAATTATAAGGCTTTGGGTACTGCCAGTGACCCATTGGAGCATTACAAGTATGCGGGTGTTCTCTATCGTTCCATTCTGAACGGTGAACCAGCGGCAATTATGACTGCTGGACAAGTTAACAAGGTAGCAGCTAAGGCTGCAAATGGTGCAGACTATCCGGATGCGTTCCTTACAGCTATGCCAAAGATTGCTTTGGTTAGCGATGAGGATGCAAACAAGTTCGATGAGTCTGATGCAACCATGGACAAAGACTAAAAGAAGGAGGATAACAGATGGAAAAATCACTTTATTTTCAGTTGGTCAACAAATACTTCCCACAACTTGTTGCAAGTGTAGTAGAGAAGTTGAACGGCAAGAATCAGACTGCATTGACCTATATGTACCGAGACCACTTGACTAACACATATAGTCAGGACGGACGCTGGGCATCAATTACTGCGGAATACACACGAGTTGCTGCTGACGTTGTATCAATGGATGCAGAACTTCCATTGAAGAGCCGTGACAAGGTATCAACCGCTGAGGGTCAAATCCCAAAGGTTGGTATGAAACTCTACATGACAGAGAAGCAGCTTAAGGATTTGGATAACATGATTGCGCAACGTTTGCCTCAGCCGCAGATTTTGCGTAACTTGTTTGCAGACCTTCCTCGTTGTATTCAGGCGGTTTACGAGCGTATTGAAGATATGTTCCTCAGTGAGCTGTCAACAGGTGTAGCTTTGGCAACTCGTTCCGGTGGTACTGGTGTCCGAGTTGATGTAGGTTTTGCCGAGAAGAATAAGTTTGGCCACGGTGCTAAGGCTTGGGACGCAGAAGACGCAACTCCACTTGATGACATCCAATTGGTTTACGACAAGGCGATGGAAGACCAAAACACCATCACTACTTGTTATCTTGATGATTACACAATCAAGTTGCTTGGCAAGAACAAGCAGGTTCGTGCTCAGTTTGCATTCAATCAGGGCATTGCAATCAATAGTGATAGCAATATTCCTATTTTGAGCTTTGAGCAGATTGCTTCTATCTTCAAAAACAAGTGGCAGACTAACTTGGTACGTGTAGCCCGTACAATCAAGACCGAGATTAACGGCAAGAAGGGAACACACAACCCTTGGGCTAAGGGTCACATGACCTTTACATGCTATGATAACCTTGGTGATTTGTTCTGGACTAACGTAGCCGAAGCTACAAGACCAGTTGCAGGTGTTACTTATCAGTCAGCCGATGAGTATATCTTGGCTAGCCGTTATTCTACAAACGACCCACTCCGTGAGTTCACCAGCTCACAAGCAATGGTTGTTCCTATCTTGAATAACGTTGATGCTATCTACTCTTTGGACTCAACACAAGCGGTAGGTTAGGCTTATGAGAGGTGAGGTAATTAGTCCGTTCCGTGATAAGTTCCATTTTAACACCATCTATGAAGTTGGTGCAGTCTTGGACTTTGACGAAGAACGTATGAACTCCCTTATCGAACGTAAGCTTTGCAAGATGTTGGAGGTGCAGGATGATAACCATTCTGCACCTCTAAAAGACGATAAGGAAATTAAAGATACTCCTAAAAAGGAAGTCTTGAATGATGGAAAAGAAAATCCAGTAAAGGAAGAAGAAAAGAAACCAGAAGAGACACCTAAGAAGGAAGTCTTAAAGGAGAAGAAGGAGAGCAAGCCTAAAAAGGAGAAAACCCCAAAAAAGGATGCTGCCGAGTCAACCGAAGAGACTTCTGAAAAGGAGAATGTAGAAGAGGAACTTGACGAAAAGGCTAAGAGCGAGCAAGAGGCTGCAAAGAAAATCGCTGAGGCTATGAGTCAGGCTCAGAAATAAGGATGTCACATGAAGATAAGAGAATACATTTCGCATAAGTTGCGTGCTTGGAATATTACCGATGCTCAATTGGAAGATATTTCGTCAGGTATAGACCTTGACGAAGAATATACGTCTGATAATTCGCAGGTTGTAGGCAAGGCGATGATTTCCGTAATCGAGGAACTGATGCTTGCCCCATATATGAGTAATGTGAACGAAAATGGATTCTCTGTCTCTTGGGACTACTCTAGGATAGGACAATACTATATGTGGCTTTGCCGTAAGTATGGTGTTGCTCCGGATGATGAAGTGGTGGCAGCTTTAGGGCTTTCCACTATCACGGATAAGTCTGATATTTGGTAAATGTCTAGGTTATGTTATATTCCCCTCATATATTAAAGAAAAAGTTCGTGAATAAGGTTGTCAACAAGTACAACGAGGTCATTAGCTCTTCTGAGGAATGGAAAGAAATGGGGCGTTGTCGGTGCGATGACAACTCTACCGAGCATTTCACTACCGATAATGGTAGCATATATACACCGAAATATCATATTGTTTGTGACAAGTGCCAGATTTCCGAAGGTGATGAAGTCAAAGTATATTCCGATGATGGAAGTTACCGAGGAGGTGGAAAGGTCTATAATGCCCCTAAGTGCAATTATCTTGGTTATATGAGTATCTATGTCTGATGTTATAAAGGATGAGATAGACGCTTTCTTTGCACAGGGAGAAAGGGAAGTAGATGAATTCCTTGATAGGTTAGGTAAAACTGCTGTTGAACTTGATAAGGCTAACGGAAACTATCGAAACCGCACAGGTAATCTCAGAAGGTCTAACTATAGTAATGTACATGACCACACCTTGACCCTTGGCAACAAAGCGGAATATGCGTCTGATGTTTCCTCTAGGGGGTATGATGTTATAGATTCGGGTATTCAGTATATCAAGAAGGAAATCGAGGATATGCGATGATAACAGAAATAGATGCTGGTCATGTAATCTATGATGACTTGGAGTTGATGGGATTGGAACGTAGACTGAAAGGACATCTGAAAAAGGGTGGACTTGATGGGGAAAAGCCTATGGTCGGTGAGAAGATCCCAGATGATGGTTTGATAGTCATCATTCCTAAGCGCATGAGTGCAGACAAGACCTATTTCAATGATTGTACTATAGAGGTAAACATATTGCTCAAAGATATAGAGGGCGAGGCTAATCCTCAATTGAACGAGCTTTTAAAAAAGGCTATTGAAACCTTGTCCGACAAGGATGTTGGTAAGGTTGAGGAAGTATGGTATCGTTATTCTATCCGCTCCCACGGCATAGAGCAAGAGAGTAGGTTGAGTTGCCATTACGCAAACATTACTATAGATTTTGAAACATTAAATGTAAGATAAGATGAAACCATTTATTGGAATCAAGAGAATTTGGTATGGTGCTCCTCTTACCGAGGCAAATACACCTGCTAAGTTGGCTACATGGTTGAAAACCGCTACAGAGGTATTGAACAGCCATGAAGGAACATGGGGATATTCTCAGGATGACCCTAGTGTTACCGAGTACAAGAACGAGCTGAACGGACAGGTTTACTATCGTGACAAGACTGATGAGGGTGCTAAGACAATTACATTCTCTATTGGTGTCTTCTCGTGGAAGAACAAGGTAGACTTGCAAGGTGGTAAGATGTACAAGGCAACAGGAGAAGAGACTACAACGGAGGCAGATGCAGTAGGTTGGTCTTCTAGCCAAGATTTGGCAAACATCAACAAGTGTATTGTTGCTCAGACCAAGACCGGAAACTACATCGTTTTCTCAAATGCGGCTATCGTAGCCAAGGGAGACCAGCAGGACAAGAATATCACTTTGGGTATTTCTGCCGTTGCCATGGAAAGTGAGACCGATGGTGTGGCTGGCGAGTACCAATGGGAAGGTTCTGCAGTTGTGGAACAGGAATAAGCTATAAACGACAAATGATAGAGGGGGATGGTATTACTGCCGTTCCCTTTTTTTATATTAAGAACTATGAGTAAGGCAAGTAAATTAGTTGCGGATGCTATTCTTGGGAAGGATTCCGTAACAACAATGGTGAATGGAAAGACTTATTGTATTTCACCGCCAACTATTATAAAATTGGTAAAGGCGGCTAAATACCTTGACAGTTTTGAGGAAGGCAAATCGCCAGGGGAAATCTTATGGATGATGAAAGATTTAGGTGACGCTTGCAAGGCATTATCTGTGTTTATACAAGGCGATGAATCCATTAGTGATGAATTATCTAAAGGAACACTAGAAGATGTTGTCAATGGCTTGCAAATGGCTTATTCTCTAATTTCAATAAAGGATTTTCAGAAGCTATCAATTTTGGCGAAGAGTGCGGCAAGGATGATAGCAAAACCACGACCATAGGTAACGATACACTCTTAGGACAGATTGCATCTTTTATGGATAGTCTGCATTTATCTTACCAAGAAGTCGTGAAAGAGATACCTTATAGAAACTTATTGCTGATGGTAAAAGACAAGCAAAGAGTAGCATGTGGTGATGTAATGTATGAGGTAACGGAAGAAGAGTTTGGAATGAACTTCAAAAAAGGATAAGTTTAAAATAATGCAAATAAAGTATTAAAAGCACTAAAACACTTGCAAGTTAGCGAAATATTATTTATCTTTGCAAGCGCAGAACAAAAAAGGATAAAATGGCGATTTAAGAAATTGATAAGATATTAGAGACACGAAACCCGATGGACTATACCGAAAGGCAGTCCGAGTCACAATTCCTTTGACTTTGCAATCGGTAGTTTCGTGTTTTTGTTTTTAAATAAGATGCAAGACGTAAGGTTAATATTCGAGATACTGGTTTCCATGTTGCTTTGCGTTTGTCTCATATTGCTTGCTGTAAGTAGATATAGGCAAAAGAAAAAGCGTGAAGAACCGGAGCGAAAGGAAATGGACTTGATAGACTTCTTTTCTTTGGGAGGAGTTGCCTATTATTGGAATAAAGGTGGTAAGCAGCAGAAATGCTACACATATGAAGAATTTCTGAAAATCAAGGCTGACTACGTGGAGCTTTGGTTGAATCAGAATAGATATATTTTTAACTCTCAATTAGATTGCGATGATATATAAAGTATTTGTTTTGTTGCCGACAATAATTGTATCAGATGGTATTGTAGGTATAGCTTGGCTAGGAAAGGTCTTTAGCTGGAGATATGGAAAGAACAAGAAAAAGAGCAAGAATGTGTCCTTAATGATAGGATATAACACAGGAATGTCTCTTAAGTCGAAAATAGACGATAATGCTGCGGATGATTATTTAAGACGCATTGCCGAAGAAAATAGAATCTAAATTCAAGGGTTAGAGTCCCTTTTTACAACCATATTACTTGTGGTTATTTTTATACATCGGTTTTTATTAACGATTGTTTTTTATGGTAGATAAATGTATAAAAACGAGCACAAGTTTCCGTATAGATGGACTAAAAAAGATGCTAACTTCACGAAGGACAAGGGTAAGGTGATGTCTTGCTTTTGTTGTGGAGGTGGAAGTTCCTTTGGCTACAAACTAGCTGGCTATGATGTTGTAGCCTGTAACGAGATAGACCCAAAGGTTATGAAGATGTACTTGAAGAATCACGATGTCAAGTACGCTTTTAATTGTGATATTCGTGAGTTGATTGCCAATATCAATATGGGGGGGCGTATTATGAAAGAAGAGCTTCATAATTTGGATATACTGGATGCTAGTTTTCCTTGTTCGGTATTCAGTATTGCAGGTGACCGCCAAAAGGCTTGGGGAAAGGAAAAAGTATTCCGAGAAGGTCAGAAGGCGCAAAGGCTTGACGATTTGGCTTTCTACTCAATCGACCTCGCTAAAGAACTAAAGCCAAAGGTAGTAGTTTTTGAGAATGTTCAAGGTTTATTACAAGGTGAAGCCATCGAGTACGTAAAGGAGATTTATAGACAGATGAATGATGCCGGATATATCTTGCAGCATTGGCTTCTCAATGCACGTAACATGGGTGTTCCTCAAAACAGACCTAGGGTATTCTTTATTGGGTTACGTAAAGACATTTGCGAGCCGTTTATGGTTCAAAAGGATTTGTTCGAGCGAGTGCCTAAGATAGATATGGACTTCAACGAGAAAGAAATTGTCTTGGATGAGTTCTCTGACTATTGTGGAAGGCAAATTCCTAAAGGAATGATGAAGTATTGGGAGCATAGAAATGAGAAAGATAATTCTATCGGTGATATTGTCAAGCGGATGGATAATCGTCTTTCTATGTTCAATAACATGTTTCTCAAAAAGAACAAGGTATGCAATACCATATCAGCAATGGAGGATAGACTTGTGTATTATGATAATCCAAGTTATCTTTCAGCACATGATACGATTTTAGCATCAACATTTCCGATGGATTATGACTTTAATGGCATGAAACCTTGGTTTGCTTGCGGAATGTGTGTTCCTCCTGTTATGATGGCTAATGTAGCTACAAGAATCTGGGATTGTTGGTTATCAAAGATTAAAAAGGAGGAATGCGCATGATAACAGCAAGTATGACTTATGACGAGATGCGTAGAATCCGCAATTTGGATGAATCGAGAATCTATGAGTTTCAGTTGCGAAAGGCTAATGAACTAAAGCGTGAAATGAGAAGGCAGAACGTAAGACAAATGACAAAGACCTTTGAGTTTGTAACACCAAATGCCGATTATTTCATAGTGGTAGGTGTAAAACATGGTGATGTATTTGCTTCCGGTGTATTCATTTATCTTAAGGAGACTAACGAGTATATTCCTATGAGTAGAAATGAAGGGTATAGCGAGGATTGTTTTGCTATGAGCGTTCATTTTCTAAAGAGATTTTCTGAAAGATATTTGAAAAAAGACTTACCGATTGCCAAGATATTACAAAAGATATATACATCGTTTACAGGTGCGATTCAGCTTTATGGCGATGACAAGACTAAAAGGGTGGTGTTTGCTATTCCTGAAGGTTTGATACTCACCGAGTATGATCAAGATAAGCATATTATACACTACAAAACCTTTGTAAGCATGGATATGCTAAAGAAGACACAGATGCAAAGTTATGAGAAGATTAGTGCATTTCTTATGGAATCATGTGAGCAAATAGCCAAAGCAAGAGAAATAGGAAATGATGAAAAGCTTGGCGTTGTGTACAGAAGGTTTTATGATGATATTGATTTATTAGATACATCGGAGGCGCAATCTATATATTCAAGTTTCTTTGAAAAAGGAGGTAACAATGAAAGATAAATGTGTTGCTAGATTCCTAGGTGATATAAGACCTGTAAAGGGTTACGAAAGATATTGTGTTAGCAAGCAGGGGCATGTTTTTACTATTGGGAGAACGTCCAAATTAAAGGAAATCGCACCTTGCAAGACACCAAAAGGTTATCTGAAGGTATGGCTTTACAAGAACGGAAAACGCAAAATGTTCTATATCCATCGTTTGGTAGCTCAGGCTTTCTTGGAGAATCCAGATGCGTTGCCGATGGTGAATCATAAGGATTTCGACAAGACGAATAACGATGTAGACAACTTGGAGTATTGCACTGCAAGATACAATATGGTTTATTCGGCTATAGCAAAGAAGACTTCATCGGTATACTTGGGCGTGACGTGGAATAAGAACAACAGAAAATGGCAAGCTCAGTACCAGATAGGTAAGAAGAAAATTTATATCGGATGCTTTGGGACGCAAGAAGAAGCTCACGAAGCTTATGTTAACGCTATTAAAGAGATTTGATATGCTAGAATTAAACAGAATATACAATTCCGACTGTATAGAAGGAATGAAACAAATAGAGAGTGGGGAGGTGGATTTGATTGTTACTGACCCTCCGTATTGCATAGCCTACAAGACTGGGCGGAGAGCTGACGACCATCGTTTCTCTAAGGAAATACTCAATGATGATAATGAGCAATTGATTATTGATTATATGAGCGAATGCTACCGGATTTTAAAGGATGATAGTGCTGCTTATATTTTCTGTAGTGCCAAGACCTTAGACTTTTTTATGCAACAAGCGAGGAATGCAGGGTTTACCATTAAGAATGTGCTCATTTGGCGAAAGAACAACCATACGGCTGGAGATTTAGAGGCGCAATATGGTCAATGTTACGAGCCAATCCTGTACTTGAATAAAGGCAGACGAACCATAAATGGGAAGCGTTTGGAGGATGTATGGGACTTTGATAGAGTTCCATCAGATAAATTGGTACATCAGAACGAGAAACCAATCCCTTTGCTAATGCAATGCATCTTGAAATCATCAAATGAAGGCGACTTGGTGTTTGATGGCTTTATGGGCAGCGCAAGTACAGCTCTGGCTTGTATGCGGACAAATCGGAATTACCTTGGTTTTGAATTGGATGAGGATTATTTCAAGGTGGCACAAAGAAGAATTAAGGAAGAAATGTTAAATCAAAAAGATATGTTTGGATATGCTGGAGTTAAATAGAATTTATCAAGGTGATTGTCGAAAGCTTCTAAAGCTATTAGACGATGAATGTATAGACATAGTATGCTCAGATGTAGCTTATCCGGTACAAGCTAGAGGTGGGCGTAGTAACATGAGCGGATATTGGACTGATTTACAAACAAGAAAAGGTAAGATATTCAAGAGTAACGACATAGATATTTCTGAATATATAAACGAATTATATCGTGTTCTAAAAGATAAGTCACATTGTTATCTTATGTGTAATGATTACAATCTGATGCGCTTTCTTGATGTGATTGGAAAAAGTGATTTTCATTTCACAAAGTGTTTGATATGGGATAAATGCTCTAAGGTGTGTGGAACTTATTATATGAATCAAAAGGAGTATATCATTATGCTTCGTAAAGGAGGTGGTAAACCTATCAATGAGTTTGGTACATCTGATATTCTGAGCGTTCCTATTCCTACAAACAAACGCAAGGATAAGGATGGGTTGATTAATCAGACTGAAAAACCAGTAAAGTTGATGGAGATACTAATCAGAAACTCAACGAATATTGGCGATGTTGTTCTAGACCCATTCATGGGGAGCGGTACAACGGCAAGGGCTTGTGTTAATCTTGAAAGAAAGTATATAGGCTTTGAGATAGACAAACGACAAGTCGATTTTGCCAATAACGAATTAAAGAATATGAGTAGGCAGTTAAGTTTGTTTTGAAGCTATGGATATGTGCAAGGTGTTTTGTTGCAATCCTGTTGTAAGAAATGGGAATAAAGAAACAACGGATGCTCTTATAAGAGCCATGAGAGACGAAGCCTTAAAACGTGGGTTGGTACGTGATGAATTGATAGGTTTTTGCAACCGATTCTTGAGAGAAGGCGAAATCAAAGCTTGTATAGAGCATTTGCTAGACAATTTCAAACGTTATTTTTGGAGGTATTATTGATATGAGAAGAAGAAAGTTGAACAAGTCTCCAGTGCTAGGCTTCTGCGGATTTGTTATCGGTTACGAGTGCAAGGAAAAGGGAATAAAGCTGATGGAGTGCGATAAGGCGCAAGCAGATGCAATCATAGTTCCTCATCACTTTTCACACAAGGTAACGAAGAATAGTTGCTTGAATCTTTTGGTATTGTATAAGGATAAGATAAGGGGCGCAATGCAAATAGGGTATGGAATCCGACCGCACATCAAGACTGAAAAGGGCGAAGTGTTGGATTACCATCAAGTGAGGGAATTTGACAGAATGTGGTTGTCTGATGATATGCCAAAGTATAGCGAGACGATTTGTCTTTCTCTCTTGCACAAGTATATAAGGGCAACGCATAAGGAAATCAAATACCTTATATCTTATGCCGATACGTCCATAGGTAACAAGGGAACTATATATAAAGCTGCAAACTATGAACATATTGATACCATTAAGGCTGATTTCTATGTATTACCAAGTGGTGAACGTGTGCATCCGGTAACTATGTGGCATCGGCACAAGACAAGAGTGTGGGAGGTTCTGACGGAACTATACCCAGGAATAAAAAAAGGCAGAAGGGTTTCAACTTAAATTTCTGAAGAAGTTATGAAGAAAAGAAATAAATGTATTCCTTGTTATTTGCATCCAGATCCTGAGCATTGGGTTAGAAAAGGTCAGTCTTGGAAGGCGAAGGTAGCTTATGAAAACGAGGATGATGCTTGGGAGTTTCTGAATCAGAGTTCGAAGTTGAAGGCTTCCGGCTGGCATCCTTACTTATGCAAGGTTTGCTCTAAGTGGCATATTGATAGGTAACATTAACGATTATGAAAAAAGAAGATAGACTTAAAATATATCGAAAATACGATGGGCATTGTGCTTATTGCGGCAAGAGTATAGAGTATAAGGATATGCAGGTTGACCATCTTGTTCCGAAGAATCGAGGGTGTTACTCTCGGTGGAGCGACAAGGAGGGAAAGTTTGTCGTATCCCATGGCGATGATTCCATGGAGAACTATATGCCATCTTGCAGGTCTTGTAATCTTCGTAAGCGTGATATGAGTTTGGAACAATTTCGCTCAGAGATTACTAGACAGGCTAAAGGATTGCTTAATGGTAAGGCTTCTTTCCAAGTAAAGATGTCGCTTGCTTATGGTTTAATCGAAGAGCACTTTGATAGACAAATTGAGTTCTACTTTGAGAAATTTAAATAGTTGAGAATATGAAGAAGTTTAAGAAGTCGATAGAGATTAGCACTGAGAATATTTCAGACGTTCTTCAAGTGCCAATTGTTACAAGTTTATACAAGACTAAGAATTTTAAAAGCCCTTGTCTTGAAGGTCGTAGCGTTCCTTATGATACTATAGCAGTGATGTATGTTCAAATTGAAGGCTTTGATAGCGATTTTTGTATTGACCAAGGCAACATTCTCGCTCTTGATATTTGTGATACTTGGTATGCTTTTTCGAGGCATGGATGGGAAGAACATAAAAACGATGAGATATGAAGAAGAAAGGATATTACGAATACGACCCTGTTATCTATCCAAGGATGTTGTGTGTCGCTATTGGTATGAACCAAGAGGACGCTAACAAGTGTTTTGAAGGTAGAAATGGCGGGGTTTTGAGGGTTGATTTCTCTAATGCTGACGCAATAACCTACGATAACGTTAGAGAAAAATCGAATAAGAAGCTTTGTTCATTTATTAATTTTGCAAGCAAGAATTCTATGAGGATGGGAGTTTGTTGCCATGAAGCTTCTCACGCCTGCGATGCCATCGAGGGTGCTATTGGTATGGAGCACGGAGGCGAGCCTTCTGCCTATCTGATAGGTTGGATTGCGTCTTGCATCAACAAGGCTCGTTTGGGAATTGGCAATTTCGTTGAAATTAAAGATAAGGAAGAAAAGTAGCCCAAAGACAAAATACCCTTGGGTGTTTGCCCCATCACTATATATAATAATGTAGTGGTGGGGATTTTTGTGTTAACGTCAGCAAATTATTTGTTAGCAGTATTATAGAGTGTTAAAAGATAAACGAAATACATTAAATAATTTGCATGTTTCGAATATTCTTTGTATCTTTGCATCGTAATTAAGAAATAAAGGTTACTAATTTTAAAAGGTGAGACACACCATAAAAACTGTAAGAAGAAAATGAAAAAGTTTTTTGAAAACTTATCTGAAAAGATTAATGATGCGGCTTTTGAGGCGCAGCTTGATGATTTTACTTGCGAGTTTGATGCTATTAACAAACCTGCTGAAATCGTGGTGTCCGTTAAGAGTAGAAAGGTTATCCATTCAGATGGGAATATTTCTTCTTATCCATATTACAATGTAGATAAGATTAATATCTATGATGAAGACGGAGAAGATGTTTCTTCAAAATATCCTTTATTCTGCCAAAGAGTTAAGGATTGCGTGCCTTCTTATAAAGATGTAGAGAAAGACTTGATGGAGGCAAATATGAGCGACACTGAGCTTTATTTTGGCTCAGAAGCTAATTATTTGCGTTATAAATATGGCTACTAATTTTTGACTATGGAGTACGAAAATAAGTTTGTAGGTCTTTCGTCTGTAATGAGTAACGACCTTAAAATATTAAGGTATGAACTAGAGTATGGATGGAAATTGGCTCTTATGCCAAATGATGTGTGGTACAACTAATTACTTTTAAAATTTCAAATTATGGCATATTATAAAGTTAGTGTAGATGTATCGGATTTATTCGATGATATGCTCGTCCATGCACAGAAGAGCTTTCTTATTGACAAGTTTTGCTCTTTAGCAACAGACCAGCAGATAGAGGTAGTTGGCGAAATGCTGGAGAACCTTAATGGCGATCAGACAGCTAAAGTTATAGAAGACGCTTTCGATAACTTGCATGAGCAAGGTCAAGAGCAAGTAATCAACTATGTGAACGAATAAGGCTATGATGTCCGATAAACAATATAGAGTTGCTCGCAAGGGTGTTGTCGAGCAACTTAAATTAGCTCAGAGACTTCATTGCAAGCACATGGAGCAGAAGTATAAAGAGGCTTTGGAGAAGTTAGAGAAACGCTTCTTAAAGCCGGATGCCGTGGGCTGCTTCGATTGGAGTGCAAAGGTATCAAGTAGTTATTATCATCTTTAAATGGTTAAGGTTATGGAAGCAAAGATTAATATAGCAAAAATTTTGAAGGATAAGCCACAAGGAACCAAGTTGTACTCTTCTGCTTGTGGTAAATGTGAGTTGAAAGAGGCAGACGATAAAAGTTTCAAAGTATCTTTCTATAGTTCGAAGTTTGGCTTTATGAATGGTGGAGAAGGTACTTTTGATAAAAATGGCAACTTGTATGATGATGGAGAGTGTATTATTTTCCCATCAAAGGAAATGCGTAACTGGTATAAATTTGATTGGAAAAAAGGTGATGTTCTTGTAGGGGTAGGACAAAGAGTCATCTTTGAAAAATTCATAGATGAAAATTATACTAAATTTCAAGGTAAATATAGCCTAAGTACTTATGAGGATAGAACATTAGTAATTGATAGAAGTTATTATACTAGTAACTTTAGTAAAATAAATGACAGTGGCAATGTTGAAAATTATTTTGAAGATCTCGAAGAGAAGTTGGGTGGTAAACTCAATCGTCAGACCCTTGAAGTAGAGAAGGCTCTACCAGAGTTCAAGGATGGGGATATAGTTTTTGCTGAGTCTCATATGCTTGGCATAAATACAAGCTCAATGATTGCTATCTTTAGAAAAGAGAAAGAAATTGATAAGTATAAATTTAGTCCAGCTTTATGTGAGTCTAACGAACATGACACATACCTTAGAGAAGGCCCTGTAGTATTATCTCCATCCGATATTAAGATATTTCGCCATGCCACTGACTCAGAAAAGCAGCAGTTATTTGACGCACTCGCAAAGGAAAATAAAGATTGGGATAGCGAGCATAAAATGATTGTGGACTTGAAGCCAAAGGTTGAGCTGAAACCATTCGACAAAGTGTTGGTTAGAGATAATAAAGACCAAAAATGGAAAGCGAGTTTCTTCGGCTATAAAGACGAAAACCACTTTATGTGTGAGAATGGTTGTGCTTGGTTTCACTGCATTCCTTACGAAGGAAACGAGCACTTGTTAGGTACGACTAAAGATGTGGAGGGTTAGGTATGATGGATGATAATATCGCAAATAATATAATATTATCTTCAGGCATATCTCTTAAAAAAGCATTTGATAATGAAGCTCGTGCCTATAAAAGTAATGACCAAGTAATAGAGCGTCTTTGCTATCATAGTGGCAAGGAAAGCCGTAGAACAAGGAGAATGTTAGAACTTAGGAAAAGAAAGGATAGATTATGATAGACGATAAGAAAATAGAAACTGCTGCAAACCTTCACAGATTTGAGCTTATAGCATCTATGCATGGTAGTACTCTTGGCACTCCCATGCAATGCTCTGAAGAAGTAGTTGATGCAGAAACTGAGTTAATTGAAAATTCATTTATTACAGGTGCTAAGTGGGCTATCAAAGAGTTTCTTAAGAACTTGTGGCATGATGCTAATGAAGAGCCAAAGTTTGGTAAAGGAAGATTGTTAGTCTTGATAAACGGAAGTGTCAGTATTCTAAATGTAGGTTTTGTTTTAGACCAATTACGCAACCTACATAATATATATGGAATTGAAGGTTGGTTATACTTGGATGATTTACTGCCAAAGAAAGGAGGTGAGCAATGATATATCCTGATGTTGATGGCTACTATCCTTATTATATGTATTCAAAAGAATCTCTCCCAAAGGTTCCCATTATTGACACAACCTTTCCAAAGGAATGTGGTCAGAAACTTTTAAAAAGAAAGCGAGGTAGAAAATGAAAGCAAGAGAACTTATAATAGGTGATTTAGTTTTATGCTTTGGACAGTTCTATAGTATAATAAAGGTTGATCCTGAGTCAGAGTTGTGTATTATAGAAGATACTACATCTTTTGAACAAGCTAGTATACATGATTTAAGCCCCATTCCTTTAACTCCAGAGATTCTAGAGAAGAATGAATGGAAGAAATCAAAGATAAATGATTGTGCATACTTCTATTACAAAGACGGATTGTTTCTTACTTATACATCGAAAGATGGTAAGTTTTGGTTTGACGACTTTGATTATAGTAGCAGTATATGCGTAGAACTTCCTTATGTACACAGCTTGCAGCACCTTCTCTTTGGTTTAAGACTTAATTCAGAAATGGAGGTATAGAAATGGATATAAACCCGATTATTATCATAGTACTAGAATATATACTAACGTTAGCTGGAGCATACTTGTTCTTACATGCAGAGGATTTTAAGTATAAATTTCTAGGTTTTCTTCTTGTTCTCATTGGTCTAGGGATTGCGACACAAATGATTGTTTAACCTCCTTCGGGCATATAAATTGAGGTGTAGATATGGGTGTATTATTATTAGTATTAACAATGATTTTGGATATTACGGTACAATTTGGAATGGATAACACTGAAAGTGTATGGTATATTCCTATAAGTATCTTTGTTTTTATTTTAAGTGTAATCGCTTTAGTAGTAGCATTTTTGGGTTTGATGCCTTTGATTGTTTAACTGCTTCGAGCATAAATAGATAGAGTATGAGGTGGGAAGTGAAATATCGAAATAATGTATATGAAGAAATACATCATGTATATTATCCTTATATAGACCACAGAGGGTGTGCTACAGACCCTTGGGAATTATGGCATAAAGATTTTGTTCCGGAAGGTCATGATGATTCTTTTTATGACTATCTTGGAGCAGAATTAGTTGATTAACCATCCTTTAAAAGGTATAAATAGATAGTAATATGAATATAAATAAATTAAAAAGAGCAAATATCTTAGCAAAAAGTTTGATTCCGAAAGTAGATAGCCTCTTAAATATGAGTTCAGTTTCACATGGTAAACTTGCTGATGCCATTTGGGGACTGTCACAGTGTGATAAGGAATTTGAGACTAAATTCAAGCAGCTTCTGAATGAAACAAAACAGAGATTGCAAAAAGAGTTTGATGAGCTTTAGTAATAACCACCCTCTCCTGTAAAAGGGAGAGGGTAAAAAGAAGAGAATATGGGAGAAACAAGAAAAATCTATGATTGTTATGATATGCAAGATAGTTATGAATCAGGATATATGGATGCTTTAAGATGGGCAGAAGAACATCTGTATGGAGATAACTACAAGTTGCAGATAAGAGATAAGATTAATAAATTTCTTAAAAGAGAGTAAAACAATGAGCGTATATGTAACAATAGACTTGGATAGTTTAATGTGCAAGCTGTCTGATAAAGAATTATATGATTTCATGTTAGAAACATTCCGTGATAGAGTACATGATGAATCTCATGTAAGCCTTATAACAGAAATGTTTAAGGTTATGTTTGATTCAGATAAAAAAGAAGCACTTGTTGCCATGTTGAAAGATATGGGTGATGATGCTAAGTCTGTAATAGAAGAATATTTTAAAAGTATTCCTTCTGAATGTTTAGAAGATTACGAAACAATGATAAGATATTTATAGGAGGACTAAATAATGGCAATATATAGAGTTGATTATTTCAAAACATCTAATTCAAAATATGTTGTGGTTGAAGCAAACTCAAAAAGAGAAGCAATCAATAAGGCAATAGAAGAAAGCCATTGGCAAAAATATCCTGTAGATTTTTTTACCTTTAACTATACTGCTACTCTACAAGACCGCAAGCCTAAAAATGTTTCTCCAGTATGGGTATCTGTCAAGGATGAGCTACCACCAGTAGATAAAGAAGTTATTGTCCTTACTACAATCGGAAGAATTAGTTTTGGACATATAGTAAATAAAAAGATAGCCAAAGACTACAACGGATGGAATATTCCTGATGTAGAGTACTGGCTACCATTCGTTGACCCAAAAGATGAATAATTATGGATTTTATGAACTCAGAGCGTAAAGCTCGCAAACCTCACAGATGTTATATGTGCGGTTGTGAAATAGAAGTAGGACAAAAATATATTCGTCAGTTTGTCCCAGAATACAGGTCTGCAATCTGTATGCACAAGGAATGTGATGAACTCCTAAGTCACGAAGGTTTCTGTGATGAAGAATCTGGCGAGGGTACAAGTGATGATTTCTTTTGCAACGCAATCTTTGATTACGTCAATAGGTATCATACTTCTTCTGATGGCAAAGCGTTAGATGAAGGTTGGGATGGTGATAATTATCACTTGGTAAAAATGATTATAAAAGAATTGGAGGATTGATTATGAACAGAAATCAAGCAGTAGATTTATTGCCTATTATTAAGGCATTCAGCGAAGGAATATCTATTCAATACAGAATAAAAGATAATAAATCGGCAAACTGGAATGATGTAGATAAAAATTATCACGAATTCAGTCCACATTCATTTCAGTACCGCATCAAGCCAAAGTCTGCCTACCGCCCTTTTGCCAACGCAGAAGAGTGTTGGCAAGAAATGCTGAAACATCAGCCGTTTGGTGTTGTTAAAGATAAGTACTTTGCTAATTATCAAACACATCGTGCATTCACATGCTTAATTACTAATGGCTGTGATTTCGGTGGACATGAAGATGAGACATTTGAAAGTAGCTTTAAAAATTTGTTGTTTGCCGATGGACTTCCATTTGGTGTAAAAATTGAGGAGAATTGAATATGAAGAAAGTAAAACCTATAGAAGGGCTAACAGAGAAATTTTATAATTATCTCGTTTCTCATTGCAAAAGAAATGTAGAAAGAAACAAAGACCATCCTTGGGAACTCACTTATCATGAGCACAGAATCTTTTTGGAGTTGTTAGAACGTGTTGGACGTGATTTTATAGAAAAGGAGGAATAGTTATGACAGAACAAGAATGGGGAAAAGTTCATCTTGGAAGTATTGTCGAGTACAATACAACTAATTGGGCAAGATTACTTTTTGGAGGCTTAATTTATGGTGGGTATCATGATTCCCATAGAACAAAAGTCATGGGAATACGTGCTGACAAAAAGATATGTTGCAAGTTAGATGGCAAGAAAAAGCCAAGATGGTACAATATTAATGGATTTAGGTTAATAGAGGAGGAATAGTTATGGCTAAACCTTACAGAATCAAGCATAAGGCTAGTGGATATTTCTACCAACGTTACAACGGAAGTAACCTTGGCAAGAAAGGCAAGGTGTATATGAATAATCAATCACCACTTACAATGTGTGATAATGAGAACTTTATACGTATTCAGATTCGTCACAACACTTTAGCTTATAAGGCATTGAGAGATACGCTTGCCAAATATGTTATAGGTAAAGATGATGAGTGTGAATGGCATAGTACATCTTACAGAGTACCGAAAAGTGAATTTGAAAAAGAAGATTTATAGCGTATGCAAATAGAAAATATCAAGTTCAAGGCTAAACGTCTTGATACCGGAGAATGGGTTTGTGGTAGTCTAATCAGAAATACTGCTGGGGTAAAAGAAAGAGCCTACATATTAGATAACTTTAGCAGTATGAGTGATTATAGTATTGTTGGTGTTGACCCTTTTACCATCTGCCAGTTTACAGGACTGAAAGATTGTGAGGGGAAGGAGATTTGGGAAGGTGATATAGTGGAACGTGAGATATATGACCTATATAAGGGTTCCTCCAAGGTAAAAGCAGTAATCGAATATATGGACGGAGCATTTGTTGCTATTACTGATGAAATACCTTATTCTTTATACTTTAAGTATATTAAGGTCATTGACAACAAATTCGATAAGGAGAAGTAGGATAAAACTATGGTAGATGTAAGTAATCAGCATTGGAACGAAGATGGAAGCATTACTGTTATATTGAATAGTATAGAAGAAGCCGAAGAGTTCGTTGAGTGTGTTAATATATGGAATAAAATGTGTGAAGATGAAGAATAAGATTTTAAACTTAATCAAGTCAGCCGTATGGTTCGTCTTGTGTTTGCTTGTAGGCGCATTGATATTTGAGGGCGTTCGCTCTTTGGCTAATAGCAATGAACCAGCAAAGGAATTTGGTACAATAGTATTCACAGAGAAGGGGCACGACTATCTGCTTGTGGACACGAAACATGGAGTTAGTGTTATACACGCTGAAAGTTGCCCTTGTCTCAAAAAGAAGTAGCGTATGAGACTTAAAAAGAAAGAGAAGTTAACGGCATATTGGGATAAGAAAGAGAACTGCATTGGTTCTTATCACCCTTTAGGGTTTATGACCCAAGCAGATGCTCATTATCTCTTCGATAAAGTCTTTACTAAAGAGTTTGTCAAAGAAATGACTGATAGAGGGTATGATGTAAGAACGATGAAGTTTGAAATCTCCCCCAAGCTTCCGAATTATGAGCGATTCAATGACTTATCAAAAAAGTATTACGGAAAAGAGAAATAGCGTATGAAGAAACAAATTGTCTTAGACGAACAAGATATTAAAGAGTTCCACGAGGATGCGGAGCATCTACGTTGGCTATATGACAGAATGGAGCGCAAGTATGATGAAAATCCAAACTTCGATTATATGCACCGCTTTGACGAAATAATTAATAAATTAGAGCAACTATAGCGTATGAAGATTAGATTGGCAAAGAAGATAATGGCTTGCGACTTTCGAAGGGTTATCGAACAGTGCTCAACATGGGATAAAGGAAACAGAGCTTTTGATAAGCTATTGAAAAAGTCTCCTTATTGGTATCTAAGACATTGTAGATACAGACCATTAGATATTCTTCAAGAAAATCGCAAAAAAAGATTGGGCGGTTTTATACTTCGAGACCACCGTATCACAAAGGCGATAAGTTTAACAAAATAAATAGCGTATGAGGATTAAAAAGATAGAAGAAATGAAGAAGGAAACATTTGACTTCTCGGAGGCTCTGAGAAGAATGAAGGAAGGAAAGAAAGTAAAAAGATATGGGTGGGGTAGTTCAGATTCCTATTCTATTGGTAAAAATAGTTGGGGAAGAGAGTATGTATATATTACAGGAAAACCTCATGTATCAGTAGTCGATATATCGTGTAGCAATATTCTCGCAAATGACTGGGAGGAGGTGGAAAGATGAAAAAGAAAATATTGACCCTCACTGTCCGCAAGGAGTGGTTCGATATGATTGTGGCTGGCGAGAAGACGGAAGAGTATAGAGAAATAAAAATGTATTGGCTGAAAAGATTATTCTATCAAATAAAAGATAGACACAAAAAGCCTTGTAAGTACGAAAAAATCACAAGGAACATTGTATACATTTTGATTGATGAGACTATTGCTCAGTTATTAACACGATTTATAAAAAATAAGTGGTTAAAGGTTATTCCGTTCACCCACGTCCTCTTCATCAACGGCTACCGCAAGGATAGCCCACGCATCGAAAAGGAGATTGAGAGCATTAGCATCGGCAAGCCAAAGAAAGGTTTATGCCCCGACAAGTGGCTTTATACAGAGTTTTTTATTATTAAATTTAAGTAATATGAAAATAAAGAATTTGCCAAAGAAGATTTATCTCAACATCAGTAGCAACAAGGATGAGGTAGATTACAATGAATTAGATGGTGTAACGTTCAGTACAGAGAAGATTAACGCTACCGATTGCGATACAGAAAACGTTCCTTACGTGAACGCAGCATCGTTATGGCACGACCTAAAGGAAGAGAAGCCACCATTAAAAAAGTGGGTAATGTTCCGATATAGTGGTGGCGGTGTAAACCCTACGGCTCTTCACTACGGAGCAATGAGTGATGATGTATGGATTGTCACTAGAGGTGACGGCACACAACGTATAGAAACTATGTACGAATGCTACGATAAGATAGAGTGGTTTGACTTTGATGAACTAAAATAGTATAGCGTATGACAAATAAAGAATTTTTTAATGCGTATTGTGGAAAACCAGTTCTTTATAAAGGTAAGGACATTGGCGCATACGTGGCAGGTTATCTTGAAGATAAGTATATCATCTTAGGTTTTGATGATTATACAGGCTGCATTCAGTGCTTCACATCTAAAGTGTATAAAACGCTTGGTGGAATATACAATTCATACCGATTCGCAAAGTTGAAGTATTTAAAAATAAAAAAGAGTTAAGTGTATGGAAAAAGATAACTATTTTTTTAAGCTTTTATTTGTTCTTTTTATAATAGGAGTTGTTGTTTATGCGGCTATTGATGATAGTTTTCATAAAGGCAAAACTTTTTGGTATGAAGTAATAGATAAGCGAGAGTCTGTAGGAAGTCACTTCTCAATTATTAATAAAGGAGTGAGGACAGATTATAATATAGTATTTAAACGAATTGATAACGGAAAGCTCTTTCCATGTAAAGATGTAGAGTATGGAGATTATATTCAATATCAGTTAAATCGAAAATACTATATAACAGAGGAAGATATGCAAAAGCTCTCAGGTGTTTATAATAGGGATTTCTATAAGTAATAAAAAGCGAGAATATGGAAAAATATAAGTATACGAACAAAGAGGAAAGACCCATCCCAAAATATAGGAATGGTGATATTGCTTGGTATATAGATGGTTGGTTTGAACATCCGCAACGCTGTATAATAAAGGGATGCTGCAACGTTTCTTGGTTCGAGGGGAACGAATTTAGTCCTTCAGGTTGGTGGATAGATTATAAATACAAACCCGACTATTGTGAACGAACTAAACAGCATACAATTAGAGAGGAATCACTTTTTGATACCGAGCAAGAGGCTTTAATAGCATTGTTTGATGAGTTTAAAGATGAAGTAAAACGTAAAATAGACCTTTTTAGTAAAGAAGCAAAAAGACTAGGCATAAAACAGCAGTTGAAGTTGCAATAATAAAAAAGGGTAGGGGAATCTATTCTTCCCCTATCTCTTTTAAACCCAAATCTATTAATAGCTTATCCAATATCTCATTCACGTCATTACGGAAACTTCGGTAAGTAACATAATAGAAACTGATATTCTTGTAATCATGGCTCACATTAGAACATGTACACCCCAAAACCTTAGCGATTTTCTCTCTTAGCCCTCTTCTCATCTTAGAACCGCCAAGGGCACTAGGAGAATAAAGGTAAAGAATAACAAAGATAAATTGCTTGCGTACCATTGTGGAATTTCTTCCGGCATGATAGCTCATAAATTTATCGTAAATATTGCCTACTTGCGATAAATCTTGCATCAATGGAATGGAAAGACTTATTTCTTCCTTGGATAAGATGGCCTTAGTTTCTCTAATCCATTTTATGCGTTCCATGATTTTCTTTAGATTCATTTCAATGTCTGGTTCTTTCATTCTTTTCTGTTTTTAGTTCAACATTTCATAGACGAAGTTAACCTCGTCTGCATTTATTTGTTTTCTAAACATTTCTATGTCGGAAACTACCAACGAGCAGTGCTCAAACGAACTCTGCCCATTGATAACCTTTTCAATTCTTTTAATCCGGTATTTCATTTTATTTCTATTAGAGTTAAAATGCAATATCCCAACAAGTCTTTATAGCTGTCAAGAATAGGCTCTTCTTTAGCTTCCTCGTTTAAAGTAAGCAAAGAGCAAATACGATTAATTTTCTCTTGCAAATGACCGAATGCATACGGATAACCATCCTTAGAGAAACATTCCGAGAAAGCGTTTCCATACCGCTTATTCTTGGTTTTGAAAAACTCGATTTGCGACCCGATGATGTCGTTATAATCTGAGACAATAAACCAAGAGAGCGTAAGCAAGGCTTCCATCGCCATTACGCAGATATGATTTCGTAAGGTTTCTTTGTCTTCAGAAGATGCTCGAATCTCATACATAAGACGAAGGAAATTGGCTGCGCTTGAAAATAATCCGAGCTTTCCAAAGTCCTCCCTAAGAGATGAAACGAAAGCGGCATTATCCTTGCATTCAATCATGTCTGCCAAATGTCTAATCTCAAAGATATACTTGTTAGCATATTCGCAACATCCATAGTTATTTTGTTCCGCCATGACCATATCCTCCACCTCGATTATTTTCCATGTTCAACTCTCCTAGAATGCAATTTGGATTTTCTACCTTGCGGAATGCACCCTGACAAATACGAGTACCTTTCTTGACTACGAAAACATAATATTCGTAATCAGAATCAAGTTTAAATTTGCTATCCTTTGTCGGCATATAACGGTCGGAATTTACTCTATAAAGCGCACCAATATTGTCCCTATAGTCTTCATCGACCAGACCTAGACAAATATCAATATCCGCTCTAACATTAGTCATGTAACCAACTTGTATTTCGTTCTTGCCAATAAAGGCCACATCAACTTGCATACCTTTGTCAGTAAAGCCGGAACGTGAACGAATATCCAAGCCAACATCTTTAGGAAGTTCCACGCCTAAATGCAGATTTATGTGACCTCTTCCCATTTTCACCCAAGGCATATTCAATACCACATCTTGTGGACAGTAAAAATCAACTGCCGCAGCATTACCTTCCTTATAAGGAACACGACCACCTCGCAAGTCAAGTACATAAGCCTTGCCTTGTGCTACTAACTTCTTTATTAACTCCTTATCCATTGTATATAAAGCCTAAATCATTTAAAGTTCTACAATTCTTAACCAGTCCTTTTGCCCATAAATTACGCAACTCAGGTAACGGGTCTTTTCCGTACCTATTCTTTATGGTTGCTAAGGTCAAGATTTCCGGTTTAATATGTTTATCTCTTTTCTGCTGTCTTAGCTCCTTCAGAATATTCTCCAAGTTCTCCATTGACGAAATCCTCCATTGTTATATTGTCAACCCCAAATTTATCAGCTAGATCATCGTTCCCAATAATCAGCCAATTAGATTTGTCTTTGAGAAACTCTATACTCTCGGTGCTTTTTGCAGCATCAACAAAAGTATCATCAATATTATCAGTAGAGCAATATGGAACTACAGCCTTATCTGCATACATGGCAATTTCGTATGAAATAACCGATACCATTTTCTTGAATGTTATATCGCTTGAATACATTACCTGGTTCTTGTCATATCCTAAGATATTGACACGGACTATATTATCATCTGCTTGCAACGCTCTAAAGAAATCGTGCTTAAGCTGAAAATCCGTAATATCTACAGGATGCTCATTACCCGATGGAATACTTATAATATCCAACAGGCTTACAAAAATAACTTTTTTATTCTCCGTCTTCATCTGTTAATAATTTATCTATCGTTTTTTCTAATTCGTCTAATCTTAGAGTATAATCCTCTTCGTAAACACATGTCAATGTAGAAATAAAGAACTTGTCATTATCTGTTCTCAATTCAATCTCCATATATTCCTCATAATAGCTATCGTATTTAATCGCTAACGAAAAGGAGTTCATGTAATCAGGATTGAATCTTCTCTGCAAGGATTGTGCTCTTGTAAAAGCATCTTTAAATTCATCCGTCATGGCTTAATATTTTGTGTAAGCATTTCTCTGTTCTTTGCCATCGCATCGTGGAAGCCAATATCGTATCTGTCGGTTTGCTCCAGCTCATAGTTCCGCTTTATGAGTTCACTTGTCTGATACGAACTCTTTGCTAGCTGAAGTTTAAAATAGATAAACTCAACGAACATTAACATAAAGCAAAGGATAAAACCGATAATCACCGCTACCTTTGTGTTCTCTTTACAGAACTTTACAATACACTTGGCAAGCCAGCATGTTGTACTAACTATGCCAACAAGTACAAGGTATGGAATTCGTATCAGAACCTTGCATAACATACCCATAGTACTCTTCGTATAAGATGCGAAATCCGTACTTGTAAAAATTAACTTTAACTTATTCATATTTTAGCCTATTTAATGTTTACCAAAAGTCTCTTATTAACGAACCACAATAAATCAATACCATTCATCATGCAATATCCGCAAAGCATGCCAATCAAGATTATAATCTTCTTGAACACTCGGTAATGTGTCATTTCAATCTTCAGCATAGACATCATTAAGTCTTCAAAGGAACGGTCTCTCATTGAATCTGGGTCTAGCCTCAACGATTTGACATTCATCTTGTACTTATTGGCCATTGAGAATAATGTAATAGCAAACTCTGCTAATTTGTCCTCTAGAGTTCCGGCAACGAGTTTCGAATATATTTCTATCGTGCCACGTCCGTTAACATTTTCATATTCCCAACGTTTGGCGTTGAAACGACCTTCGTATTTGCGCATTTCTACAATAGCGTCAATTACGTTGAATGTTTCTGCTCTTTGGGTCTGGCTAGCAACATCAAAGTTGCAAGCCTCTATAATCTGTTCTATTTCTGCTATCTCCATTTTACACTATTGAATCTAAGTCAAAATCATTAGACGGAATGAAAGCTACATGGTCTTTCTCCCTTGTCATCGTTTTCTCTCCAGTTCGCACGCAATTAATTTGCTTGGGATTTTTATGTCGTACCACAAATGTTCCAAAGCTACGTATCATAACACGGTCTCTGTTGCGTAACGATTGCTTTGTGAGGTCTATGAAATAATTCACAATGGCTTGAACATCATCCTTGCGGAACTTTTTGCCATTTACATCTCTAAGGTTCTTAATGATTGCCTTGACAATTTCTTCTTTCTTCATATTCTCTAAGTTTTTTATTTCCTAAATTTCTAATCAAGTCGTATGGGTCTATACCATATTTCTTAACGAAACATTCTCTTAGCTTGCATATAGTCTTAAAATCGGCATTTGTTGTATTCTTGACTATCATATAAGCTGAGTCCAATCTAGCATCAGCTTTAGGAGCTTTAACCCGAAAAATCTTGTTGCCTTTATCGTCTTCGATAAGTTCTATGTTGACTTCTTCGCCTTTAGCTTTCTTTGTTGCAGCCCATCCTTCATATGTGATAGCATTTTGTTTGATAGCCTCATCTTCTTTAGCCTCCTTTTCTTTCTGCATATTTGCTTCCATTGCTTTAACGGCATCCATCCGTTGAAAGCAGAAAGTGTACAAGCTCTTGGTAATTACTTGCGGATTTGGCTTTTTGTAGAATTTTTCGAACTTTCCGGCAATAAACATCTTGAAGAAAGTAATCAGCTCGTTCAGATTAAGGAAATAATACTCATCCTTTATTGCATTTGCAGTCATTATCTTAATATTGTCCGTAACCTCATTATTAACAAAGCCACAGATACCATATACATCAGAAACCCATGCCACAAGCCATGTTATTGCACTTCCTTCTCCATAACACAAGTCAAGATAGGTTAGTGTCGGTGCGTTGCTCTTAAAAGCTTTTCCGATAGACATCTTACTACCTACTTGGCTTGATGGAGAGAAAGACATTAGAACATCATCGAATGTTCCATACTCATTGAATATTCGTTGCTTTTCTCTGTTGATTGAGACGCTGCACGAGGTCGGCTGACTCTTGATAATAGCCTTGCTCTGCGTCTTTATTAGTTCCTTGCTTTCTGTCATCATAATTTCCTTCCAATACTTTAATAAAATTATTTGGTTTCATAATCCAATCAAAACTCGCCATCCATCCATTACTACCATTAAGGAATGAAGATGCTGCCGCCTTGTCAATCATCAACTTCATCTGCTCACTCCCATATTCTTTAAGCCGTGAATTAATCATTGACTTTCTCTTCGATGTCAGGGCATGAACTAGAGGCATTCCTCTTCCAGCGATAACCTTATTGAAATATTCGCAAACCTTTTTTGCTTTATCATCCACTTGTTGTACACTTGGGACGTTATTCAATGCTATTCGTTCAGGTTCATTCTTGTGTGGTTTAGATTCTTCGCCTTCAGCAAATTCTATGTTGTCTTCATGCTTCCAAATAAAGACTTTTCCGTTTCCGATAGATACCATTTGTTTCTCAAATAGTCCATCAATAGCTTTTTTTGTCTTTGCTACCGACATGCCTATTTTTTCCGATATTTCCTTGTTGCTCCCATACACATATCCGTCTTTGTCAGTATTAAATGACAGACGGACGAAAGCGACCAATTCATCTGCATCCAAGCTACATGCTTTTTCGTCTAATTTTACTACCATATCTTAAAAAAATGCATTTGTTAATTGTTTATTTCCACTCATTATTACCCACTTTCCTTTTCCGTTTTGGTCTAGCAATTTCAAGTCTTCAACTTTACCGAACCTCTCATAAGTACCACAGAGGTCAACAAACCAAGGTTGTTTCCCTTTTGATAGTCTAAGAAGTCTTCCTACGACTTGATAATATTGCGCTAATGAACGTGTTGGCTTTGCATACACTACAGTATCTAACTCCGGATAATCAAAGCCTACGACCAAGATTTGGCTATTTACCAATACCTTAGTCTGCCCATTGCGGAATCGCTCGATGATAGCCTCACGCTCTTTAGGTGGTGTCTCTCCGCAGACCATTTCGCAATTAGGTATGGAATAGGTCAGCATCTGAGCTTCTTTAACGAACTTAGTAAAAACCAAGATACCTTTACGTTGTCCACCTCGCTTCGGATTAAGCAATCTTTTGACAACATTAACTAGCCATCCGTACAAATCTACACGTTCATATTCTTGCTTGACACTTTGGTCAGTGTAATCACGGCAAGTTGAATTGAGCTGCAAGTTTCCTTCGTTCCATTGTGGTGGTGGGCAAGTGTAATAGTTCGGAAGACAGATATATCCGTTCTTTGCCATATCCTCAACTTGAACATAGTAGATTAGCTCCTTGAAAATCTTGTCTCTACTTCTTGTCAGAAACTTCAGTATGCTACCATAGTTCTGATAGGAATACAGACGGAATGGTGTTGCGGTTAAACCTATGACCTTGCTCTTTAATTTATCAAGAAACTCCTTATACATGCCGGATTCAGGTTTCACTAAATGAACCTCATCAATCAATATGTACTTGAAGTCAGTAAACAATTCGGGATGTCCTTTTACACTACCAATTGTAGCAAAAGTAACATCGCTGATTTCCTTTGATTTAAAGCTAGCGGAATAGATGCTGGCATTATCAAATCCATAAGAACAATACTTTTTGTAGTTTTGTTCCAAAATCTCCTTAGTAGGAGAGAACACAAGCACTTTATCCTTGAGTCTAGCAGCTATATCTGCCAAAATTAAGGATTTGCCCGATGCTGTAGGGAGCACTTCCAGAGCGTTCCAATTTTTCTTTTCATCCAAGAAAAACTCAACAGCCTTCTTGCTAGCCTCTTCTTGATATGGTCTTAATTTAAACTTCATTTCACAAATAATATGAAATCACTTTTGTTACTATATAGGAATGCACAAGTCTTATGCATAACAAAAGCCAATAGAAAAATGACCTTACAGTTTTTATGGTGTGTCTCACCAAGACGATTGCAAAGTTACGAAGAATAATTCAATAATGCAAACCTTTTAGTGTTTATTATTAATGTAGTAACATTATTTAAACCTTATTGATTGTCTTTTTCTTCATTCATTTTCAGAATTAGAGCCGCATAGTATTTATAGAGTTCTTGTAATTCAAACACCGACCAATTCTTTGCTTGATGTTTCATTACTTCCAGCAAATCAACTTGTTGCTCTCCGAGCCGCTTAACTTCTTCCATATCTAAAGGAACGTGAGGATGCTTCTGTAAATAAGCCAATCTTCCAAGCTTCATTACCAAATTCTTTCTATAACCGATAAGATGGTCAGAAGAGAATCTGTTGCATCGTTTGCATTCCGCATTCTGATTACGTGTATCAAAGCGCAAGCTCATATGAGTTCGTCCGCAATAATGCCCATTGTCGGCTTGGTCGATTGGCAATATTCGTCCACAACTGATACATCTGAAGTACTTATAGTGAAATTCTCTAGAGTCTCTCATGCGGATATAAACCGACATAAGCCTATCTAGCTTGTCAACCCACTTTTGCTTCTCGCTCCTTTGGTGTTTAGGCTTCTTTCCACCTTTGTTGAATCTATCATAATATCCCATAATCTTTATCCTTTATCAAACCAAAAGTCATAGTTGCTGCTGTGGGGGTCGAACCCACAACCTTTTTCCGATTTGGGCGGACGTTCTACCATTGAACTAAGCAGCACCACCCCATAGGGGGATTTCAAACTAATTAAATAATAAGAAAAATGAAAAGCCTTACTCCTTTGGTTTACCCATATGCAAGAATACATCCATGATTGATGTTTCCTTAAGACTTGTAATATTGTAATCAATCATAGTCTTACCCATAATCTCATCTACATTCTTACGAGCCTTTTCAATGGTATCACCCTGCACAAGATAACGAACCTTGGTCTTCTTCTCCTTGCCAAATTTTTCGTCAATAGTAATCATGTTAATACTGCAATCGTAGTATTTATCTTCACTATCTACCTCTGAAAGGAACAACTCAGAGAAGCTAGCTTTCTTCATAGTGACAATCTCCATATCACCATTTGTGTACACCGCCATTTCTTCTGTAGTCTTAGCCTCGCATTCTGACCATGACAAGGCATCTACAACATATTGCTCTGTAGTTTTAGCGTTCGTTCCGTCTTCTAGAGTTTTCTCATAACGAACACCTACGATAAAATACTTTCCTGTTAATGATTTCATATTCTTTATTTTTATGTTAGAGAATGTGGTATCGGTGAGGCTTGAACTCACGACCTAATGTTTAGGAAACATTTGCTCTATCCAACTGAGCTACGACACCAAGCATCCTATAGAAACTCTTTATTTAATTCTGCTTGCCTCTCCACTTGTGTCTGCCATACCATATAAGCATGGTCTTGTGGAGTAGGTATGTATAATCCTCTTTCCATAGAGCAATGATGAAGCCATCGGTCTATACATAAAGACATTTCTTCTTTGTCAAGGTCTGGTATGTGCCTCCAATATTGGAAGGTCTTGCCTTGTTTATTCTCACGCTCCCTAAGAAAAACATCCTTATTTACACGTTTGAACTCTTGTTCGATATAGTCCTTAGTATATCCTTCTTCAATAGCTACGTAAGTGATTGTTACCCACAGATAAGCATTCTGCTGGATTGTCCTAGATTGTTGTCTCTCTTTAAGGTCAACAACAAAGAACTTCTCATTATAATAATCACCTTGTAGTTTCTTGGCTTTGGTTATCATAGCCCTGGTTCGTTCCTCGAACTTTTCAAGCTCGACCGGATTCAACATATTATATACCATCTTTCTTTAATGAAAGGTGGAGAAAATTAATTCTCCACCATAATAAGTTTAAAATGGCGCATTAGATGCGTTATTGCCACTTGGCTGCGCTGGTGGCATTGGGGCTGCACCTGCGGCTGGAGCTTGTGGTGGAAAAGGATTGTTAGCGGCAGCTTGCGTTCCACCTTGTGGTGCATTGTTCTGTGCTTCTATCTTTTGCATCTTGTAGCCTCGAACCGATGTGAACCAATCTGTTGTGCCATCCTTCTTCGTTCCTTGATATGACTCAACGTCAAAGAATACTTCTGCTATATCCCCGACATTAAAACCATCCGGAACATGTACATTCTTACCGCTGAATTCAAAGATGATGCGCTTTTCGTAGCCACGTTCACCTGTCAGACCATCGAAACGTGTTACATCAAGCATCAAACGTCTCTTTTCAAATGGTTCTTTACCTTGTCTCTGAATAGATTGAATGCCTTCGATAGCAACAATCTTACCTTTATAACTATTAGCCATAACTTAAAATATTTAATAAAACAATAAATTATCCAACTCTTTTCAAGGTCAAACTAGGCTTTACCTTAGTTACCTTTTTATACTTTTTCAATAGATGGTTGTAAGCTTCTTCGTCATCCGCATCAAAAGCCTTCGTGTCTAACGTAACCCTCTCAGAAGCAGACTTCAAGGAATAAGTGTAAATCGAAGTTTTATAAGATGTGAGGTTGTCATTTGACATACCATCAAAGATAGCTGCCTTCAACTCCTTTTCCTGTTCTTGCAATTTAGCAATGCGCTCTTGAACGTCCATGAGTGCGATTTCGTTATCTATAATGTAATAAGGTGTTTTTGTATCATCACTATACAAACGACCTTCTTTCTCGCATCGGAACAATTCTTTAACATCGCTCGCAGGTCTTGGCTTGCCTAATGGGATGAGTTTACAGATTGTTCCACGCTTCTCGTCATCACGCAACCACATACAGCATATACGTGTAACCTTCAGATGAGGATTCAATGTTTCGAAACCGAACTTATACATCGAGTTCTGCCAACGCACATACTCCTTATTAACGGAATAAGTACCCTTAATATCCCAAATCTCAACCTCATCGTCCGGTGCATCATCCTTGTGCATCACCAAGTCGATTGCACTTGCATGGTCTTCTCCGACACGAAGGACATATTCGCTACCAATTATCTCATATCCATTCTTCTTGATATAAGCGACAAAAGCCTTGACACTCTCTGAGGCTGGCTCAATACCCAATGAAGCAAACAACTCTACCTGCTCATGGATAATAGTGCCTTTTTCGGCAGCTTTCTTCAATCTCTCTTCGCTTACGTTAGAGTACATATTGGGAAATACATACTGATGAAGCATACCTGTAATACCACTCAATTCACGACCATCATAAAAGTACTGGTGTGTGGAGTCCTCATAAAGGACTCCGCTGTTATTCAATTGTATCATACTAATCTTGATTTAAATTGTGTCAACTTAGCTAAGAACTCTGCATTCTTTTGATATTCGGGATAAGCATCATAAACTGCTTTTAAATCCTTCTTGCTCTGTGCGAGTTCCATCTTTCGTAATGCACATTTTCGTTTAAACTCTTCGGACTTCTGAAGGTCTGGAAATCCGTTCCAAACTCTATCTACGTCCTCCCAAATCTGAGCCTGTTGCAATTGTGGATAAGCATATTGTTTTTGCTCATTAAGATTTTCGTCTTTTTCCTCCTCACTCTTTGGAGCTGGTTCGGAGCATCCATATACTTCTTTCTGCTTATTCATCCATTCAAGAACTTCTTGCTCGGTCATGCCACAATACCAACGTACAATGTTATTTTCATCTTGAATGATGAGTTTTGTTATACATCTGTTTGTATAACCTACATATCCTACATGGAAAATTGTCTTCAACTTTCCGCTTTGAGAATATTCGGTGTTTCGGTTGAGGTTGATGAATATCTTCTTGGGAGCAGTATACAATTCTCGACCGATACCTAAACAAGAGCATGCACGCTTGAAAGAATCACTTGCTTGACCTTTAACGGCTTCAGTGTTACTTGGCGTACCAACATCTTGCTTATCTATCCAACCGATGCCTTCTTTATAAACGGAAACCGTACAAAAGAGGTTCTGACCGATAAGCTCATGTTTACGTTTCCAACCATAGATGCCGAACTTCTCATCTAATCGTCTCATGTCACATCTTGCATCCTTGTAAAGCAACAAGGAACACCAGTCCGGTGACTTCTGATTACCACCTTGACCAACACGGACTTCTATCTCATCTGCATCAAGGAGGCGAAACTCATAATCCTTAATTTCTACGCTCTGCCTTTCTACAGGCTTCGCTGCCTTATTCTCTGCCATAGTCGTATATTTTAAATAATCATTTTCTTTATCTGACAAGAAACAACAAGTTCATTGATTTCTTTGAGAGAATAATATCTAGGTGAGTTTTTACTATCACCTACATATTCTTTCATTAACCTATTCTTGACCCATTTGTCAATCATCTGTTTTTCGAATCCTTTTGATGCAAGATAGCATTCGGCATCCTTTCTGCGTATCTTGTCGGAACGCAAGCCCATTTCGAATTGGGCATCCATCCGTCCCGCTTGAAATGCGACAGATACTAATTGCTTAATCTCGCTTAATGACATATTCTTTCTACAGTTTTTATGGTGTGTCTCACCTTTTTATGTAATATTACAAAAAATATATTAAATTTCTTGCAAGTTACGATATTTTTATGTATATTTGCAACATATTTAATGTTTACGAGTGCAAAGATAAGAAAAGTATCGCAAATATGCAAATAAATTAGTGTTTAAATATACTATATTAACCTTTATTATCTTTAAACTCTAAATGTTTACATAAATTAAGTTACACATGCGCTTACTGCGTATTAAATTTTAGGTTATGAATAGTGCATACGAAAGGCTGAAGGCTGTAATCACTGCTTTGGGTTACACTTCAAATGAAAAATTCGAGGATACCGTAGGCTTAGGACATGGCTTCGTAAGCCGTATAACTAATCGTGTATCTTCCAAAAGCTTGCAAGCTATAACGAGAAAATTTCCGCAGGTAAATCCAAGTTATATTAGGACAGGAATGGGGGAAATGTTCATCTCTTCACCTATAAAGGTAAGCGAAAACGAAAACGCAAAGACTAGACTGCGTGAGTATCTTAAATATAAAGGAATTACCAAACGTGAATTTTGCGACAAAGCCGATGTGGCCTCTAACTTTCCAATCATAGGGAAAAATGGTGTGTTCACGGCAAGGGTATCTTATAGAGTAAATTCTAAATTCCCAGATCTTAATATGGATTGGCTAGCTAATGGAGCTGGTGAAATGTTGCAGCCGGAGGCTAATATTGAAAAATTCAACAACTACAAAAGCAGAATTGCGCCATTCTGTACGGAGATGGGAATTAGTACTACATTCTTCTTGCGGAAATGTAAGAGCTATACCAGTGCAATTAACAGGTTGCCGGATATGCCTAGCGAGACTTTCTTGAAGAATATCTCTTTGGCTTACCCTCAGCTAAATTTGAATTGGCTTAAGACTGGAGAAGGAAAGATGTTTAACGATGACATCAAATCGAATATCAATTCAAGCGTCAGCTTTGTTCCTCTTGTTCCACAGATGGCTTATGCAGGTTATCTCAGCGGATATGCAGATGATGTATATATATCATCGCTCCCTACAATCCCTATTGTAAAGGAAGATAAAGAAAAGTACGTAGCATTCGAGGTAAGCGGTGATTCTATGGATGATGGCTCGTCTAGAGCTTATCAGAATGGAGACATCGTTATATGTAAAGTCTGCCCTGACTACATGGTCAAGAGCAATGGACTTCATATAGACGGAAAGGAATATATCATAGTTCATAAAGAAGGTATTCTGTTGAAGCGTATCATTGACTTGGATATGAATAATGGAAAGCTTATATTGCGTTCCTTTAATCCTACCTATCGTGATTTAGAGTTGGATTTAGTAGATGTGAAGCAGCTCTTAGTTGTGGAATATCAGCAGAAAAGGAAATGATAATGTAAAGTATATTTGTATGTTCTGTGGAGTAGGCTTGCAAAAAATGTCGCAAAATTGCCGCAAAATGATTATTCGCCTATAGCTTAAGTTGCTATTGTTTAGGCATTTTATTTGTGTTCCGTATAACAGCCTTCTAAGCTGTGGGTCTTGGGTTCGAACCCCAACGGAATCAC